CGAGTGCATCCGCTATTAATGAAATGGTGCAGAAGAAGTTGTCTGAGCAATTTGAAGGCGAACCAGATAAGCATCAATGGGCAAGTGCGATTATTGGTGGCGTTGTATCGCAAATAGTTGCGGGAAATGTACAAGCTGGCACAAGCACTGCTGCGAGCGGAACGAAAAATAACTATTTGTTTAGAGATCAAATAGAACTTAAAGAAAGAGAGTTGTCTGAAGCTATAGCTAGAGGTGCATCAGACGAAGAAATAAAAGCTATAAATGATAAATGGGATAAAATAGATCAAGCTCAAGACGAGGCTATTGATGCTTTAGGATATCCTATTGGTAATATAGAGCATTGTAAATAAAAACCGCTAAACCCTAGTATTTATGGGATTTAGCGGTTCTTTTTTTATTGATTGAGTTCAAAATGAGTTCCAAAAATTAAAATTCGCTATTTTGGGGCAAGTTATCCACAGTTATGCTCTCTAATTTGTCGACAGCTTTTCTATTAGCTTCAGGCATCATGTGAGCATAAAATTTGAAGGTTGTGTTTGTATCTGCGTGACCAATCTGTTCAGCGACTGCCAAAATATCTCCGGTAGCTGCGTAAAGCATTGAAGCATAGCTGTGCCGGAGAATGTGAGGACTAATTCTTGGCAAGCCTAACTTAGTACAGTGATATTGCATATATGTTCTGATAGCCGACGGTTTTATGCCATCAAAGATATAATCTTCTGGTTTAGCCTTATAAAGCGTGCCTATGTAGTCTATGATTTGATTATAGAGGTATTTCGGTATTTCAACATCACGCACGGAGCTTCTTGTTTTTGGTGTGCTAATGATAAATTCATCTTTATTGTGTATCCTCATCAGTGATTTATTAACATGAATTTTATAGGGCGATATATCCTCGATTTTTAGAGCCATAACTTCACCTATGCGCAAGCCTGCCCAAAAGATGATATTGAACAGTACTCTATGTGAAGCTATCTTAATATCGTCATAGAAAATCTTATACTGTTCTACTGTCCATAATTTCGCACGTGTATCGTTGGAATATGGCTTTACCCTGTCAGTAAGAGTGACAGGGTTATTTTTTGTCCCGCAATTTCTTTTAGAGAATTCAAAGACCTGGCTTAATTCTGAACGTATCTGATTTAGCAGTCTGCTTGAGAGCCGTTCTTTTTTTGATTTCTCATTTTGAATGGCAAGCCAGCGCATAACTTGAAGCGGAGTAACCTTATCTATGTTCATATTCCCAAAGAAAGGGAGGACGTAATATTTTAATGCCTGGTTTTTCTTGTCGACAGTCGACTGCTTTAATTCTCCTAGCTTTAGTTTGCTGTCCAGCTCTTGCTGGTATGCTGCAATAACTTCGCTAAATTTCGGATCATGTGTATGAGTTTTGTTTCTCATATCGCTTTCGTATTTTTCAGCATCGCGCTTTTTGTCAAAACCTCTTTTTGTTGTATGTTTGCGTACGCCTTGCCAATCCTTATACCAAAAAGCACAGTCCCATTTTCCTGTTTTCGGATTTTTTGTTACTGTCATGTTCTGCAGCTCCCTTCTTGTAATTTTTGCCAAAAACGCTAAAAAATCTCTTTAGTATTTAGCTTATAAGCGACTTTTCAAGGCTTCTACTTATATTTATATTAGTAAAAGTTAAATGCTCATATAAGCTAAATATGAAGCTCTGATAAGATTTTTAATTTATAAAAATAGTGATATAAACTGTATAAAAACACTGGCTTGAAAAACAACCTGGAATTTTATGTTCAGACTGTTTTTCAAGCCTTTTTTATTTCAAAAAGCACAAAAGCAGGCTTAAAGCCTGCTAGTGAATGTTTTAACAGGCTAGGGAAGTAGTCTGTTACTGAATTCGCCTTATTGTTTTTGGTTACAAGCATCTTTGATTCCCAATGATTACGCTTGTAAGCTGTTTGCCGTCTGGCGTGTATTTGAGTTGGAAGCTTTGACGAACAGTATTGCCGAAACCGTTCTTGGATTCTACCCACGATTGGACAATAATTTCTTTTGGATTTTTTGCTGCTTTCCAATCACTGTACCAACCAAATTCAGCACTGTCCGGGTATTTTAAAAATCGTTTTACATCTTCTCGCGCAAACGTGAGCAAATCCGATTCATGTTCAATGACAAAATCATATTTGCCTAAAACTGCTTTTCCGTCTACAAACATATCATAATTATCATGACGAATAGCAGTTATCTTGTTGTCTGTGAGATAGATGATAACATTTACAATGCCGTCATCTGCGCAACGATAACCTTTTGTTTTCTGATTGTCTTTATAGCCATCAAGCATTTTATCATGTTGAATTTTGAAGTTATCGGAAAATCTCATATCTGTTATGAGGATTTTTTCTAAAGAATTTGCTGCTTCAACTGGCAGACCGGTAACATCGCTAATATTTTTAGAAAATCTATCTTGCTCGATTTTCTTTCCCTGGGACTGTTTAGTTGTATTTGAAGCAACGTTTAATGATGAACTATTGGAAGAGAAAGTTTGATAGCAAAAGAATAACGTGATTACGCTAAACAAAATCAATAGCTTCTTCTGCTTAGATTTTTCTTTTGCATCTGTAGCTCGAGAAAAATTCTTGTAGAAATTATAGGTAAACCATGCGAATATCAGTGTTAAATAATGTCCGCCAGTCATTCCAGCAGCACCAGCTACTGCTAAAACTCCGCATACGATTAATAGTCTTTGCCAGTTTTTCATTTTAGTGTCCATATTTCCTTTTGCAGTTGTTTAAATATTGTTTTTACACCAACTTTATCATTGAAAGAAAGCGCATTTTTATAAGCGTTGAGAGCTATTAGTTTATTTCCGCAGCGATATTGAATGTCGCCTATGCAACGATAAACGTTAGCCTTTTCTTTATCCATTAATACGTCTTGTAATGACCGTTGAAGTAAAGAAAGTACGTTGGAATAATCATTGATATTTGTAGAGTCTAAATTTTTAAGATGCTTTTTAGCTGCCATAAAAGCTTTTTTCCCTACGAGTGTGGATTCCGCAAAAACAGTGTACTTGTCCTCGTCCAAAAAAATTCCGCTAATACTGTATTTGTAACCTATATTATTTGATGAGTTAATGGTAAAAATATTCTTGTCTGTGTCAAAACTTACTATATTATCCGCATCCGCTATCGAAGGAAATGCAGCAGCTGTTGTAGTATCGTTCCTTAAATCAATGATAACAAGATTATTTGCAAGATAGCTTGGTCCATTACAAAGACTTACAGCTGCAAACAATCCGTTTTCCGAAAGAATAGATAGCATAATATTTAATGGAAATTCATTTTGATAAATCAATTCACCGTCCAAAAATTTTATTGTTATTCTTCCACATAAAGCATCCCTGTTTAGCCATTCCTCTAACAAGAAATATCCGTTGTCTGCGATGAAAGCTGTGTACAGATTTACACAACGGTGCCCACACGTTAGCAATCGCTCAGACTTGGCATCATATACATAATAATCATTTTGTCCCCACATTATTCTATAATGACCATTTGGCGAAAGTCTTGAATATAATAATATGGCTGCATAATGTTTGCCCCACTTTACAACGCAATTGTCAGTTAACAATTCCTGCTTTGTTTTGATTGGATATTCTAGCACTTCATACCGACTTCCTTTCTTTTTATACACACGAAAAAGAGGACGGACATATGCGCACTCTTATCGCTGTAGTTCTTCTACAAATGGCTCCCTAAAGAGAATCCCCCTAACATCAAGTTGAATCATTAAGTCCGCATTTTACAGTTTCAGCTTGCTTTTTTTGCAACCAGTTGGTTGGCAATTTCTATGCAGAGTAGCAGGAAATACACATGCTCTGTTGGTAATTGTCGAATCAGCTGTGCATACTCGTTAGTGGTATGACATCGACTTCGTTTTAACCTCCTTCCTTTAGATTGCAAGGTATTATGCCATGCTGGCGAAGGGGAAGTCAGGCCTTGCCTTTGCCTTGTAACAGCCCTTTTATAATTTGCTCGATAGCCATCTTTTGGGTGTCATCGAGCTTCTGAATCTGTTTCGCAATCTCAATAGCCTGTTCGTCGAGAAGCTGGGCGTTGAGCTGCTGCTTTACTGCTTCGGTGTCTATGCCGAGGGACTTTGCTTGTTGTTCTGTTACACCGAGAGCATATTCTGTGTCACTATAAAAATATGACACCGGGACATTAAAATAATCGGCGATTAACTGCAACGTATTCATTTTTGGTGTTGTTCGATTTTTCTTCCATGATGAAAGCATGGAATTACTAACGCCCGTTGCTTTGGCAACCTGATATGCAGTTACACCTTTTAAATTAAGTAATATTTCAAATTTTTCGTACATTTTCACCTATTTCATTTCGACAAAATATTTCACAAAAACGCAATAAACTACTTTACAAAAGTAGAACAATGTAGTATAATATTACTAGAAAGTAAAATAAAAACATCTACAAATGTACAATACTTTACTATATTTTACATTTGTCAATTAAAGTATATCACGTTCAAAATTGAACGTCAAGAAAGGAGTGCTGAAATGTATAGAAAAATTGCTGAATTAATGCAGAAAAACAATGTTACTGCTTATCAAGTTGCGAAGGCAACCGGACTTAGCAATTCAGCTTTTTCAACTTGGAAAAATGGCAGAAACAAACCTAATGTTGAAGCATTACAAAAACTCGCCGAATACTTCGGCGTAAGCGTTGATTACTTTTTGGAAGCGTAAAGGAGGGGACTATGGAAATAAAAAACGGTTTAATGACTTTTAATCCACGTTCTGCCGTAAAGCCTATCATACAAATCCTGCATGATAAAAGCATACCAATAGTTGGAATTTCGCAAGTATTTGAGTTGGTTATGAAAGATGCTATAAGCCATACAGTGCCTTATGATGTTCAGAAGTTTAATGATGAATTAAAAGAAGCACAAAAAATTAAAGATGCGAATTCTCTTTAATTATTGATATAGCAATAGCTTGGAAAGACTATTGGTGAAATGGCGTAAAGGAGTAAAAAAGATGAAAAAGGTATTGCAAATATGCGTATGCATTATCTTTGCATGGTGTTGTCTTAGCTTAGTTGGCGGATTTTCGGACAGCCAGGTGCAAAGGCATACAGTCACTCATGTTGTACAAGAAGGCGAAACCATGTATGGAATCGCTGACAAGTATTTCCTGCTCAACAAAACAAGAATTTGTTTTGATGAATTTTGGTATAACGTGAGCAAAGACAACCAGCACCTGACCGCCAACCGCCGTTATCTCCAGCCTGGAGATGTGGTCACTGTTAATTACTACACAGTGAAAAATCAATGATGGCAGATTTATAACGATTGGTTAACTGCCATACTTGTATTATACCATAAAGGAGTTTTTTAAAATGTCTGAAACTCAAACTAATATCTACAAAACAGCTAGAGAATATGCAGGTTTGAACCGCATTAAGGCGGCAGAAAAACTAGGGATTTCTTCTAGCTGCTTGAAAGATTATGAGATTGACTGGCGGCAATGCCCTGATGTTATTGCACTAGCAATGTCAAAACTCTATCGTACACCATGGTTACGTGTACAGCACCTGCAAAAGAACATTGTGTTCTGCGACGTTTTTGGACTTATCCCTCCGGCTGATGATTTAGCGGTGAATATGTTAAGGGCGCAAAAAGAAGTCGGTGAAGTGGTTGAGTTGTTTCCGCAAATGGTAGCGAAAACAGTACAAAAAAAGCACCTCGGCGACAGTCTTTTAAAAGAATGCCGGGAAGGTGCACAGGCTTTACTTGTATTGATTGGTATTGAAGAAGAGCAAAAAGAAAAGACCCCCCACGCTAATAGAGAGCCTTTAACCTATAAATAAAGTCGAAAGGAAATCGGTTTAAAAAATAGGTCATATATAGTATAGCATACGGAAAAGAGGTTGTCAAACATGGAAAGCAGATTCTACACAGCTAAAGACATTGCCAACCTTTTAGGCGTAGGCGTTGGAAAAGGCTACTCGCTTATAAGGGAATGGAACAAAGAGCTTCAGCAAAAAGGCTATACAACTGCACAAGGCAGAGTAGTTAAAGCCTATGCTGATTTAAAGCTTGGTTTCGGAATTCAAAAGGAGGATGTATATGGTAACTAATGAACAGGTTAACGCCGTGTTAGCTCGCAGCGGACTTAGCATGGAAGGATTTGAAGCTTTCAGAAAAAGGAAGCATGGTGAGCACAAGCAGACGAAAGAGAGCTGGTTGAAAGACTTTAAGACTTGCTCACATTGTACCAGGGATGGCAAATGTAAGTATCAACACTTCGGATACCACCAGGAAAAACAGGCTGTGCGTGAAGGTGATGTGTTAAGCTATAACGTTAACAGCTTGTCGGTAAATATGCAAACATATCCTAAAGTTGGCAGTTATTGTGAATGCTGTCACTGGGATGCTGAAACTACTCTTAAGCTTCACAGCAGACTTGAAGAACTGGTTAAGGAAGGAAAGGTGATTTAAATGGAAATGAGCGAGAAAATCGACGCTTTGGCTGAAGCCTTAGCAAAGGCTCAGGGCGAAATGAAAAATGCTGTTAAAGGCTGTGACAATCCGTTTTTTAAAAGCAAATATGCGGATTTAGCGGAATGTCTGAACGTAGCACGTGAGCCGCTTAGCAAGAACGGCTTAAGCATATTCCAGGCTAACGAAGGAATTGTAGAAACCAGTAAACTTGCTGTTACTACAATGATCATGCACAGCAGCGGTCAGTTTATTAAAGTTACTAGCAGTTATCCTATTCAGAAAAATGATGCCCAGGGTTTTGGCAGTACACTGACATATGCAAGAAGATATAGCCTTGCAGCAGCTCTTGGACTTGCACAAGAGGATGATGACGGAAATTCAGCTTGTGCACCGGAACCGAAGCAAGATTTTAAAGCCAAAAACAAAGAGCAGAAGCCTAAAGCTCAACCGCAATCTACCGGAGATAAATTCGTTAAGATTACTCCGCAAGGTGATATTGTTGTAACTGTTGCTAATGGTCACGATAAGAACGGCAGACCGCTTGCTGCCTATAAAAACATCAAAGACTTGACTATTGAAGAGCTTGAAAAAATGGTTACAATTCCTCAATATGCGCTTGCTCATACAGCTATTAAGACCTTGCTTGAAGAAATGGGGCAGACAGCATGAGTAAGAAAAGTATTCTACAATCAGAAAAAGAGTGCTTTATGTGTGGCACAACACGTAACCTTGAACGTCATCACGTGATATTCGGAAGAGCCGGAAGAAAGATTTCCGACAAGCTTGGTTTAACGATCTGGTTATGTTACGAACATCATAAAGGCAAGCTCGGACCTCATTTGGACAGTGAAACAGACTTGCGGTTAAGGCGATTTGCTCAAACCTGCTATGAAGATAAACATAGCAGGGACGAGTGGATAGAGAAAATAGGGAGAAATTATCTATGAGAAAGAAAGCGCTCATGAAGTATGTAAGGTTACTTAGACGGCAGCCATTATGGAAGAAGTTATTTTAGGAGGGCGACATGGAGAGCTGGTTTAAGGTTAGTGCTGATGTATTCGACAGTGACAAGATTAAGATACTGCGTGCTGATACGAAGATTGGTGATAGCCTGGCATTAATGTGGTTTTTCCTGTTAGCTCTAGCTCGCAAAAAAAATGATGGTGGTTATGTATACGCTACCGAAGGTGTAGCGTATACACCTAAAACCTTAGCTGCTGTTGGTGGATTTAAGCCTAAAATTGCAGAAGCTGCATTAGAAGTATTTCAGCAGTACAACATGATAGATATAGAGGATAACGGCTATATCTATATTGTAGGCTGGAGTGAGTATCAGAACGCCGAAGAGCTTTCGAAGCTTAAAGAGCGTGAGCGTTGTAAGGAAGCAATGAGAGCTAAAAGGCAGCGCGAAAAGCAATCCAAAACGTGTAACAACGATGTAACAAACACAGATGTTACGGAATGTTACGGAGATGTTACGTGTAACAAAAGCGTAACAAGTCAAGATGTTACACGTAACAACGATGTAACAAACACAGATGTTACGGATAAGAATAAGAGTAAGAATAAGAAAGAGAATAAGAAAGAGAATAAGAGTAACAACAACAACTTTAGTAGTGGTTGTTACAATGAAAATTCTGTTGTTACGTGTAACAGTTACGAAAATGTTACGAGCGATAATAATCCTGTTGCCTTTTGGAATCAAAATGTTACGCCGATAACACCATATATTGCAGAGCGGTTACAGGCTATTGCTAAGGAGCACGGCGAGCTAATAGCCATGCAAGCGGTAACAATAACAGCACAGCAAGGCAAGAAGTCAATAGCCTATTGTGAGGGAGTTGCAAGAAACCTTGCGAGCGGTGACAATCAAAAGCCAAAGAAACCGCCGGATGATTTTAAACCGCCGGATGACCAAACAGACCTGGACAAATATTTTTAGTGAGGTGATAGCATGAATGCGAATGATGTTCAGAATTCGATTACGCTTGCTGTAAATCACATTGCTAAAAATGCTTCACAGCTTAATAAGCAAAACGAAAATGATTATTACGAAAACGGATTGCTTATGTGTGGTAAATGCCATACGCCGAAGCAATGCAGAGGTTTCTTGTTTGGCGTTGAACGAACTGTAACTTGTATCTGCAAGTGCAGAGCGGAAGAGCTTCAGGCAGAGCGTGAACGTGAGGAACATGAAAAGCGACTTGCTAGGGTACAAGAGCTTAGAAAAGCTGGCTTCCCGGAGCGTGAGCTTCAGTCACAGACTTTCAGCCATGATGACGGCGCAGATGAGCGGACGATGCGAGCAATGAAGAATTTTGTTGAGCACTACGATGATTTTCGCAGGATGCATAAAGGATTGCTGCTTTACGGAAATTCCGGGAGCGGAAAGACGTTCGCCGCTGCGTGTGTTGTCAATGCACTGATTGATAAAGGTGTAGCTTGCTTAATGACTAATTTTGGCAGAGTGTTCAATACACTGTGGGGCACTGAACAAAAGCAAGCATATCTTGACGGATTTAATCAATTTGAGTTGTTAGTGCTTGACGATTTAGGAGCAGAACGGCGCACGGAGTTTGCTCAGGAGCTGGTGTTCCAGATCATCGACAGCCGTTGCCGGAGCGGATTGCCTACAATCATTACAACAAATTTGCCGATTGACGCAATCAAAAAGCCGCAGACGATAACGGAAACAAGAATCTATGACCGCATTTTGCAGATGTGCCACCCGGTAGAGGTTACACACGCAAGCAGACGCAGGAAGAAGGTTGCAGAAGGCTTTGCTGCTACCAACAAGTTATTAGGATTATAGGAGGGAATTATGGACGCTAAAGAGCTTACGAGAATCACTGAAAGTGCAAATCGTGATAAAGATAAGAGATATTTTACGACAATAGTAAATTTCTATATCAATATGTATCATGACAGCGGTGAGGTTTATTATCTGCATAAAGCTATTGCCGAAATCAAAGCAAAAATCAAAAAAGAAGGCGGCGAAATTTTCTGCCAGGACAATCCGTTAAAGAGAAAGGAACAAAAAGCATGAACAAAATCGTTTTATTAGGCAGACTGACAAAAGACCCGGAGGTAAGATACACTTCTACAAGCAAGGTTGTTGCTCAGTTCACGCTTGCTGTGGACAGACCTTATTCGAAAGACAAGCAGCGTGAAGCGGATTTTATCCCTGTTGTTATTTGGGGTAAACAAGCTGAAATCTGTGGCAACTACCTTAGCAAGGGACAGCGTGTGTTAGTTGAAGGCAGACTGCAAATTCGCAATTATGAAGCTAAAGACGGTCAAAAGAAATATGTAACCGAGGTCATTGCGGAGCACTTTGAATTCATTGAGCGTAGAGAGCAAGGCGGCGAATCCCAACAGACACCGGGAGAAGAAAGCCAGGACTTCCAAGGTTTTGGCAGCACAGTACCTTTTAATGAGGAAATTCCGTTTTAAGCGAGGTGCAGCATGAAGATTAAAGACGAAGTTAACCGCTTGCGTAAGCTGGCGTGGACTGAAATCGAATTAAAGAAAGATGATTTCAAGAAGATTTGCAGTGAATATTGCTTTTTGTACAAAACGATATATCACCAGACCTACAATCCTAGCATGAAGCTGATTAGCACGTGGGGAAGAAGCAAAGTGTATGTTGATAAGCTTGAATACATTGATGTGCTTCAGGACTTAGCTTATCTGCGTTACGCTTTCAGCAGAATGAAATTCAAGGGGTACAAGAAACATGAATCAGCTTAAAAGTATCCTCGTGGGCAAGCGAAGCAAGGCAAGCGGTTCGTTCTTTGAAAAGATGATTGACGCAGGCTGCCAGTATTACGAGGAACATGGCATTGCGAAGATTGAGAAACAGAGTGAGCCTGTACATTATATCCGCCCTTATGGAGCGCATGGACAGTTCATTGCCAACTATGCAAAGAAAAGCGGCGTTGACTATAAGGGAACGCTAAGGGGTGGTTTAGCGGTGTGCTTTGAAGCGAAGCACACCGACGGCGATAAGATGCTGCGAAGCAGACTTGACCCGCACCAGCTTGAATACCTGAAGGTTCATCATTTTTTAGGAGCAAGGTGCTTTGTCCTGGTATCGTTTAATCTGACAGATTTTTATAATGTGCCGTTCCTTGTATGGGAGAATATGAAGGCACTATACGGAAGGCAGTACCTGAAGCGTGATGATCTGGAAGAATACAGAATTAGTAATACAGGAAGAGTGTTAAAATTTCTGACTGTAACGGAGGGGCAACAGTGAAATATCTACTTGGAACAAGCGCAGAAGGCAAGCAGTGCTGCCCTCATTGCAAGCAGGAAAAAATAAAGCTTGTCTACGGTGCAAAGATTGTAGACAAAAAAGGTGCTGTCAAATGGGCGTTTAGATGCTCATCGTGCTATGGCACGATTTGGTTAAAGTAAAGCGAAAGGAAGTCGGTTTTATGCAGAATAAGGATTGGAGCTATCTGCTAGGGCAGAAAATAGGTATGCTGACAGTGCTTGAAATTTATCCTCCAGGCGTTATCAGCATCAGGCCTAAAAAGAAGACCTCTGTTGCAAGATGTGTTTGCGAATGCGGCACAGAATGTTACAGAGATGTATCTAACCTTGCCCGGCGACAAGGAATGAGCTGCGGCGGCAAGGAGTGCAAGCACAAAATCATGAGCATTGCGCAAATAAGAAGGCAGGCAACTAACAAAAGCAAGGCTACAGCTCAGAAGCCTGTCGAGAATTTTTCAAAAGATGAAGAACCGATAATCACGAAAAAGCTTAAAAATAAATATGTTTGCCCTTTTCCGTTCCCAGGATGCGTAAGAAGCGAGGTTTGCCACGTATGCTGCTGGGAGTGCGATAAGGAATGCAAGCAATGCAGTAACAATCCGCAGCTATGTGGAGCAAGGAGATTAAGATGAGAAGTATCAAGGAGATTTTAGCAAACGAAAAGTTTCAAGCCGACAAGAAAAATGATTTTGCTTTTGAAGGCTTAGTATTGACAGGCTTCCTGCATCTGCCAGGAATCAAAAAGAGCTTGCAGTGTGTTGTAGGTGTTGAGCCTAATCAGGACGGCAACCAATGGGAGCATGTAAGCGTAAAATTTTGCGGCACAACGAATAAAACGCCGTCATGGGAGGTTATGTGCCAGGTTAAAGACGTGTTCTGGCTACCGGAAGAAGAAGTTCATCAGATTCACCAAAAAGAAAGCGAGTATTTACACGGCGTAGGCAGGATATACGATATTTTGCATCTGTATCGTCCTGTAGGTGGCTGGAAACAGAATCCGAACAGAGGTGAGAATAATGGCTGACTTTTCCTTAAAAACAAAGTTTTCCGTAGACGGAGAAAGGTACTTACTGTCTACAGTTAAATTGCCGTGGTGTTACAATTTATCTTATGAAACAATGCTTTTTAGATTGAATAGTGCGGATGAAATTATCTATAAAGATTTGTATTGTCAAAAATATTGTACGCAACAAGAAGCCGAAGCAGCACACAAATATTTGCTATTGTGTGTTGAGCACGGAGAAAGGTTTTGGAAAAATGACTAAAGTATTAAACGTAATTATCGACATGATCACGGTTATACTAATCATCGGCATACCTGCTATGTTTGGTGCTCTGCTAGGTGCTGCGATTGGGTGGTTAATATGGATGTGGTAAAGCGTAGACAGCAGGTATTAAAATATTATCGTTACTGCTTGCGTAAAGCACGTGAGCTGATGCGTAGCGAGTTAAGAAAATGTGAAGTTTTGGCAGGAAGGATGAAAAAATGACAACAAAAAGAGATTTAGACGGCATTTATTTTAGAGTTAAACGCGGTAAGCATTGGGAAAGCATCTGCTTTAGTGACTTGTCAGACGAAGAAATGGACAAGGTGCTTGAAGGGCATAGCGTAGAGTGGTTGAAGAAAACGTGCAAAATCCTGGGCAGAACAATACGTGATATTGGTGATACGATGGACCTTGTAGGCTGGACAAAGGATGAGGAGGAAGTGTAAATGGCTAATTTATATGATGCTAGAGATTTAGCAAATAAAATCCATTATATGGGTCAAGAACGAGCCGCTAGAAATTTGCTGGTCAAAATGAATACTGTACCTGTAGAGCAGATTGCTACTATGACTGACCTTGACGTTTATGAAGCTATCCTAGAAAAGTATGAATTTATTGTATCCGATAGTGAAAATATTCTTCTAGTTGAAAAAGATAAGCTGCAAGATTTTAATAAAATAGCTGTCTGGTTAAGAAGATGACTAATTTATAGAAGAATTATCAATCGTGGCGGTTATTGAGAGATTTAAGGAGTAGACTATGACAATCAAAGAACTTTACGAATGGGCGAAAGCCAGAAACGCAGAAGATATGACATTGCACGTAGATACATGGCAAGAACTTTATGACGCTTTAGTGGTTGAAGATGAATTATCAATCGCCAAAGTAAACGGCATTAAAGCAGTAGTTATTCAGAAATAAAGGAGTGATAAGATGGCAGAATTATTATTGACCGCTGGCACTGACGAAGAATTTTTCGCCATTATCAGCCTTACGATGTTTATGGTGTTTTTAGTATATATAGGTTTTGAGGTTTATGACGAACATTGCGAAAAGAAATGGAGGAAAGAAGATGAGCAAAAATCTAATCCCCGAAATCGCTAAAATGTTGGGCGTAGAGCTGGGCGAAGAATTTGAAATTAAAGGTTGTAAAGGATTGGTTTATAAATTTGTAGACGATGAACTGATAGTAAACAGTACCGACGACAAAGGATGTTCCGGCCTGACTGCCAATATGACATTAGTTAGTATGTTAAAAGGCAAGAGAGAAATTGTTAAACTGCCGTGGAAGCTGAAGAAAGGCGATGTTTATTTTACCTTTGAGCTTTTGGGTGGTAAGTGGGTTGTTCGCTCGTTTTGGTGGGGCGGTTTTCCGAATGAGTATGCCTTGCTTGACAAAGGCTGGGTATACCGCACGTGCGAAGAAGCGCAAGCTGCACTCCCTGCCGTGGCAAAGGAAATTGGCGTGGAGTATGAGTTATAATGGCAAGCTGGATGATGTGTACGGCGTGTACACTAATGGCTGCATAGGACCAAAGGAGGAAAAGTAATGACACGTTTTAAAAATCGAGAATTGGAAAAAACCAACAATGAGATTAAGAGATTGGTAGAAGAAAACAACATTAAAGGTTTAGCATACTTTTCAGCCAGACTGCAGGCTGAAATAATTGAAAAACAAGGTTTGATTGAAAAGATAGAAGATGCGCTGTTTGAATGTTTGTCTAAAGAAGATGCAATGGTAATTCTTTCACAGGCATTAAATCGGCATATGTTTGGTAATCAATATATGGCAAAACTCGTTGGCAAGGAAAATGATGTGCCAGAAAAAGACAGAAAGCAATGGGAAGAAGTCAGCGAATTTGTTAACGAGTGGAGCAAAGGCGCGCAACACGAGCTTTAAAAGAGAAAACTGCAACATGTTGCAGTTTTCTCTTGTAAACTCCCTTGAAAAGTTGCAGAGTGACACAAAAAGTCCCTTGAAAAAGTTTAGGAGGCATAAGAAATGAACCATCAAGAAAAACTAGAAGTCTTTAACGAAGTGAAAGCGGATTGTGTTTGGCATGAAAAGCAACAGGCAGAACTTAAAGAAGCAGCTATGCCGTTAGTTAAATATCTGCGCACACATTGTACTCCGATGCACGTTGCTATCGTTGATGTTGCTGGCGTAGACCTGTACGCAAAGGATATTAACGTGCCGATTATTGTTTAGGAGGTGAAAAAATGCTGATTAAGATTGGCGAAACGCAATGGATTAAAGCAAAGAAAATAAATGCGGTTAAAGTACATCAAAGAGACATCAAGAAACAGTGGGATGTTTGCGTGTATACAGACAGAGAGAAATGTGTCTATGGCACTTATGATACTAAGGATGAGGCCTTGCGACTTCTCGATTACTTGGCTTTAACTATAAACAAGTAAAAATAAATAACTAGCCCATGGGTGCGGCGGCTAGGTTGCCGAATGGCAGTAAGCGTTGCTGAGAATTCCCACGCCGCCGCTTTTTATAAGTAATGAAACTTTTGATGCTTTTGACATTTAGGAGGTGTTACAGTGATTAGCAAAGAGGGAATCAGACGTATGTTGGATATTGCAGATATTAAGACATCGGCACGGCTGATGTTACTTGTTGTCGAGATTGTTGAACTGCAGTCGGACTTAAAAGCGTTGGAATCGCTTGTACAGATGCAATATGATAGTCACGCAGTAGATGCTGCTAAAAATCATGTGCGGCAACAACCTGAGTATATAGAGATTAACAACGAACTAAAGAAAGCCGCAGAAGCTATTGCAAAGGCTATGAGCGACCCAGAGGCACGTTTAAGAGCTATGTTTAATGCTAAATTACGTGGAGATATGTAAATTGGAGCAAAAACAATGAAGATATTAAAATTCTCACCAATTAAGCGTGAGCAGGGCAGAAATACTTGCCATTGCTATAAAGAAACAGACATCTATGGTGGCAGTAAAAAGCCTATCAGTTTTACAGTTGACCCGGATACAAAAATCTGCTTCTGTAATCACTGCGGTAATATGGTTGAACCTATCGTTGTACTGGAGCTAATGTGTAATGATTGGGAAGAAATAGCAAAGGACTATGACAGAGCAAGGAAGCAGACGTTAAGATGCTATGAGATCGGAACGAAGTTTCGACCATATAAACGTGTGCTAAAGATGCTACAGGAACATATGGGACGAAAGAATGATATGATGCCGATTTGTCCGCATTGCCGGGAGAAAATAGATTTGGAAAAGTTAGCTAATGGCGTTTGGATAAGAAAGGCGGAAAAATAATGATTAATTACAAGAAAGCCGAACAGGCGAAAGAACTGCTACAAGAATGTGGAGCATCTTTTATAATTGCCTATAATGACAGCAATAACGATGATGTTGTTTGTGCATCAGGTAATTATATTATCCTTAAAAGCTTGATCATTGGTACGATGGCGCAGGCAGCATTAGGTGTGCGTGGCAAATATGGTGAAGAAATGGCTATGCAAGAATTAATGAGCATGATGACAGAAGCGGCGAAATTAGTTCATTACAATAAGGAGTAAAAAATGAAAGATGAAAAATTAATAGTCCTGCTGTTCGCGTTTAGGTACGCCGTGCATAGAATTCCCACACAGGCATTGCGTGAAATTCAAAACGAGCTGTTCGATAATCTCCATAAAATGCCAGATTGGATGTTGACGCAGATGGAAAGAGACATTGAATGGAATTTTGAATTAATGCAAAGCAGACTAGAGGAAACCGGAAGAATCGCTTTAGACGATGATTGCCGCTTTCAAAAGCCGCTGCTTGATGCAGTAAAAGCACAAAGAGCAAAGTTAGCAGAGATTGCCAGAGGTACAACCAATGGAAATATGCTTAATTGATATTGTCAGTTGCACACTGCTTGACGTAGCTGTTATGTGTGTAGCTTTATGGATGTTAAACAGGGAGTGGTAATTTGAAATATTTACATCTTGTTGCAAGTATTTGTATGGAAATTCTTGCTATTATGGGTACTATTGGAATCCTGGTTATAATCTGGAGAGATATTTTAGGAGGTTTTTAAGATGATTAAATTTTTACCGACGATTGACGCACCAGCGAACACGAAGCTTCCGCAACGTAGCACACAGTTTTCTGCTGGCTATGATTTTTACGCACCGACAGATATTTTTGTTCCAGCTGGCGGTGAAAGCGTACTTATTCCGCTGAACATCAAAGCTATTATGCCTGGCTATATGGTTCTGATGCTGTTCATCCGCAGCAGTCTTGCCGTTAAATTCAATTTGTCGCTAGTTAACAGCGTAGGCATTATTGATAGCGATTATGCTAACAACCAGGACAATGACGGCAATATTGGCGTTAAATTTAGAAACAATGGCAGCGAAACAATCATTATAAGAGAGGGCGAACGCTGTGCACAGGGAATCTTCGTCCGTTACTGCGTAACCTCGGACGATGAAGCAAGTGCTGTTCGTGGTGGCGGTTATGGCTCAACAGGACGTTAAGCTTTATCTTATTAGCTGGCGCAGTTTAATTTCGGGCGAGGTTGATTTTCACGACAGAGTGTTAGCTGCTTCGCCTAAAGAAGCTATAAAGATAGCTAGCAAAGGAGATTTTTCAGAACTTCTTGAGCTGTACGACCCGGAAGCAGAAGAAATGTAGGGAGTGTATAATATGCCAAAAAGAGAAAAAAGCATTGAAGAACAAATCAAAGAAGAAACAGCTATGCTTATAGACAGTTTTTTGCGGTGGGAACATATCCGGACCTATGGATGCCAAGACCCTTTTTATCCTGACGGCGAAAATATGAATTTAATAAGGAATCATATAATTTACGGAAAGAGCAGACTTGAAGAGCTGTGTACCAATATTCCTTTGCCAGCCCAATATTATATGCCGACACCTGATGAAGTTGACGCAAACTATATGGCTGCCATCGGAAAGTATTACGATTACCGGATAAAGAAGTTCGCAGGATCATATCCCGGCATTACCACTAAAACACCGAATGATATAAGCAACCAACAAGAATTATTTTAGAGGTGCTACATGAAAACACCATGCAGAGGATGCACAGAAAGAAAAATAGGCTGCCACGCTACTTGTAATGCTTTTAGCGAATGGAAAATCCAGCAGTGTAAAATACTGAAAGCCATGTATCTTGAAACGCTTTCACCTACAGCTGGAGCAGTTGCCAGACACGAAAAATGGATAAAGGAGCATAAATAATGAATGCGTTAAAATCTCCATTTAGTTTTATCGGATTAAAAGATGATAAATACGTTATTGTCAAAGAAGCACCGAAGAATTCAAAAGATAGCTTTACAATGCCGCTCCCTGAGAATAACGTAAATCATCCAAAACACTACACCAAAGGCGGTATTGAGTGTATAGATGCTCTAAAGGCTGCTACCGTGGGCAAAACAGGAATTGAAGCTGTCTGCGTTGCCAACATCATCAAATATTTATGGCGTTACGAAGAAAAAAACGGCGTAGAAGATTGCCTAAAAGCAAAGTGGTATCTTGAACGCCTTATCAAAGAACTTAAATAACAGAAGGGAGTAAGCGCATGGAAGATATGACTGTAAATGAAAATCAAAGCACGATAACCGTTCCGCTGGCGTATTTCGAAGAACTTATCGAACGTGTGGCAGAGCAGACCGCCAAGAAAACCTCTAAAAAGCTGTGTGATGATTTGTACAGCAAAGAAGCACAGCGAAGGGATTTCGACAAGCGGCTGTATAATGTGCGCTTGCTGCTAAAGAATTACAGAAGCCTTCAGGAACACGCTGCGTTAAAGACTAGCGAGATTGTCAATATAGACGATGAGCAGATTTCAGCTATCGAGATTCTTGATTCGTTCCAAAACCTGAAAAGCATGGGAGCTAATGAGCTGAAGCTTGAAAGCATCATAAGCTCAACCATGCGAACCAAAGTGTTGATAAACTATATGGATGATATGATAGCACTTTACAAGCAGACCAGGTATAACAGCGGCAAGCAGGAAGATTTGCGCCGGGCAGATGTGCTTGACGTGCTGTTCCTTAAACCTTGTCCGCCGGAAGCGTATGTTACTGATATAGTAGCAAGCCTTGCGCAAAAATGGTCAGTAAGCGAAAGGCAGATATGGCGTGACACAAACGATGCCGTTGAGCAGCTAACCGCTTTACTGTTTGGCGTGGATGGCGTAAACCTGCTGGAAGATAAAAAGCGCAGAAGGGCAGCTCGCCTTGCCAAAGAAAAAAATATCGAAAAATAATAAGAAAAACTCACCTTTTATAAAGAAAACTCTTTACAAAAGGTGAGTTTTACAGTATAATATAAGTGTAGGGAAGATAGAGTAACCTACAAGAAAGGAAGTCGTAAAAATGACACAAGAAGAATTAAAATTAGCATTAAGGGAAGCAGTGCTAGTTTGGTGCGACCTTAAAAAAATTGCAGAAAAATTTCCTAAAAGTAGCGTTGCTAGAAATAAAGCACAACGAAAATTGAATGAAGTTCAAGAGCTTGAAAAGATGCTCAAAGAAATCACAGAAGCTAAATAAAAGCTGATGACAAGGGCGATAGCCCTTGTAAAGCTGGCAGGCAGACAGTTCAAACCCTGTGCCTAAAGCTTAAACTTTAAGGAGGACTTAAAAATGAATTATCAAGAAAAACAAGAAATGAAAAAGCTTGCCTGTAAATGTCTGGAAAAATACTTCGGCTTTGCTCCGGCGATGAAACAGATTGTTCTGCTTGAAAGTGCAAGCAATGGATATACAGTTGATTATCTTCTGTTCAGCATCGGCTATAACGGAAGAGAATTTCAGCTCAGAAGAACCTATACCTTGGGTAAAGATACAGTGGAATATAAATATTACCGCTACGATGTTACCATGATTGAACAATAGAAAGGAGTCAAACACAATGAAACTAAATTACAATCAACTAACCTACATAATCGGCGTACTGAGAGAGGAAAAATGTAGAGCTTATAATGCATGGATAGATAAAAAATTCATTGCAGATAAAGCAAGTAATGCTTATGAGGATTGGCTTAAAAACAATCCAAATGCTTCAAAACAAGAACAAGACCATGCGTTCTCTAAAATGGCAGAAGCTGCTCTTAGTGAATGTGCAGAATCATATGGCGTTTATTCTATTGCACAAACTGTTTATCAAGAATTTACCGAAGGTGAAATTGAAATTTAAGGAGGAAGAACCAATGAAAGAACCTAAAGACATGACTAACGAAGAATTAAAGCAGGAAAATGCTAGGCTGATTAAGATTTACAACAGCTCGCGTGACCCATGGCATCATCAATGTTTAAATGAACACTTTGAAGAGCTGGAAGAAATTGCAGCGGAAAGATGTATAGAGCTTTAAAAGCTGATGACAGGAGCATAAGCTCCTGTAAAGCTACCAGGCAGAAGGTTCAAAGTCCTTGCCAATAGCTTTAGAAAGGAAGTCGATTTTATGAACTATGCAATCTTACTAAAAACTGTGGTTGATGCCAATGGCAAAACAAACTCTGTGGAGAAAGTACCAATGTTGGAGGTATTCCCAACTATCTCTCTGGAATCTATGTACAAGCTTTGCGAATGCGAGTTTGTTGATATTAAGGATATGCCGCTTCAATTAGTAGAATTTGACGGCGAGCTTGGAATCATCCCGGCAGTCACCTTGGTGTTCGATGAAGAATTTCTTCTGAAGACCGAAAAGCCTGTAGCCAATGAATTAGCGAGTGCTATTTATGGTTACGGCAGATTACATGATCAGTGCTTGTGCGGTAACGTGTTGCTGTGCTACACAAACGAGGAAGGCGACTGCATGCCGTTCAGCGAGGGTGAAGCGAACGCTATCGTAAAATGCTTGACAAGAATCAATAACCATATCGGAGATATGGAATTTAAGGTCCAAAAACCAATGATGAAATTTATGACTTTTTAGGAGGGATACATAATGTTGAAATACAAAGATTACTCAACCTTAATCAACGAACAGCAAAAGGAATACGAAAGCTTTACCAAAGATAAAATGTTCTTTGCTTTTACTGAAGAACAGTTCAACGAAGGCATGAAAAGATTTGGGTTAGCTTCTAATGATACCGACAAGGTTTATCAAATCGGCTTCGGAGGATATATCCTTCGTGCCCAGGCTAAGGCTCATAATGATTTAGTAAAACGCCTGAACATCGAAAAGAAGGAGCACATGAAAGATTTCGACTTCTTGAAATCAGCCTTCCGTTACGAACTTGCTAACCATGAGTTTTGTATAACTTATGAGCTTGACGATACGCTGGATGCTCTGCTTTTGACTTATGAGCAAGTTAACTCTGACCCGGTTATGAAAAAGGCTTTACTTGAAGCAAAGAAAGAATATCTTAAGAATTGTGAAGATTGGATGTGATTAATGTGAGAACAAGACAAATTATAAAATATGTGCTTATGCTGGAAACGCTTCCTCTTGCCGGAGATGAATTCCATGAAATCATGGCAAATACAAAACGTCGCCAAAAGAGAATCGACGCACTGCGTGAAAAGCTTCTGATGCCAGCAAGCTGCTATCCCTACAAACAGGCATAAATAAAAGAACCAGCGTACACCGAAAGGTGTACGCTGGAAAAAAGATTGGAGTGAAAGTTATGTGTAAAGTAGCAGATAAAAGTTACAAAGAGTTATGCGAAGCGTTGCTGGGGCAAGAAGCTTATAAGGTTTCCGAACTGACGGCACAGAAATTGTATCGCCTGGAAGATACCGACGAGCTGAAAGCGTATGGATTAGACAAACAGAAAGCAGAAGCTTTCTTGTGTGGTGTAGAGTTAGGAAAAAGAGCTTTTAGCGAAACCAAAGCTGAGGAAAAAAGACACTGCTGTAATCCGCGAGATTTAGCTGAATTTATGATGCCGAAGTTGCGGTATCTGAATCATGAAGAATTCTGGGTTATTGCTGCAGACAGTAAGAACAGAATTATTGAGGCAAGAGCTATACTGCAAGGAACACTGACAAACTGCTATGTACATTCTAGAGAGATTTTCAAGTTTGCCATTATGAAAAATGCAGCTTCAATTTTTGTAGCGCATAACCACCCTTCCGGCGTTGCAGTACCTAGTAATGATGACAAAAAGTTAACCAGGAACATTGTTAAAGCCGGGGCAATAATAGGGATACCTTGCTTAGACCATATCATTATAGGTGACGGCAGCTACTACAGTTTTCAAGAAGATGAACAAATGTAAGGAGGAAAGAAAAATGAATGCTTATGAAATTATGTACATTATTCGCCCGGAACAAGAAATAGTAGAGGATGTTATCTTGAAGTTCAATGACTTAATAGCTTCTAGTGGTGGTGTAGTTGAAAAGACAGAACGCTGGGGAGAAAGAAGGATGCCTTACGTGATTCAGGACTACGATAACGGTATTTATGTCCTGGTTACGTTTCATGCAAGCAAGAAATGTGTGCTTAAGCTTCACAAAGTAATGGAGATTACCGAAGAAGTACTCCGACACATGATTATCAGAAAGGGGGTATGCTAATATGACACCTTTTGATAAATTTAAGGAAACTGCTGCGCTGGTTAATCTTTGGATAACAGAGGAAAAGCCTAAAATTGAAAGATTTGGCTGCCGAAACTGTTCGTCCGCTCATTCAACGCATGAAAGCTTTGACAGATTCTTTACGAACCAATACGGAATTTGTAACTGCTTGCCAAACTGGCGCACTCCAATAGCTCGCATTGATGAATGCCCCAAAAAGAATAATCCTAAAGCTGGCAAGCTCAGTTCGATTTGCAAAGTTAACACGGAGGTGTAAAATGGCCAATATTTGTTTTAATGATATTACAATGGTTGGAGATAAAAAAATACTGCAGAAGCTGCGAGATGATATTGAACGTTCTGTGGATGAAAATTATGGCAGCGTTTATAGCTACGGCAATGAGCTTTACCCTGGCAGTAATTATGAAGGTTGGTTCGATGATGTTGGAGAAGTAAATAAAGCCAACGAAGAAGAATATTTCTTGCGGTTCACCGTAGACACCAAATGGACTCCGGCAATGGACTTTTTCGTAAGACTTGCAAAAGATAAAGGCTTAAAACTTTACTATGCTGCCGAAGAACCTGGCTGCGAGCTTTATCAAACGAATGATGTTAACGGTGAGTTCTACGATGAAAGATATGTCTTGTATTGCAGCTGGGGCGAAATAACCTATTATAGTTCAAAGGAAGATTTAGTTGACGGAATAGCGTTTATGTTCAAAAGACAAGGTTATAAGGTTTTCAACAAAGAAAGCGCAATGGAATGCAGCATAAAGGAGCTTGAAAAAATCGGCAGAATATTCCTGGTAGACGGAACTAACACATGGTTTGACATAGGAGAATTTGAAATAGTTCCAACCGAGGAGCAATAGAAAGGCAGTGGTTGACGTGAAAACATTGTATTTTGAAGGTGCTGGCTGGGAAAAGGCAGAGCGCAGCATCAACACCATAGGCAACTGCCGTGTTAGAACAGCATTTCACCTTGATAACGGCAAGGGAGTTTATCTTGAAATTGTTTGCGGTGAAATGCTTGGCGAAAGAAAGAAGGTTTATGGTGGCTTGCAATATGTAGGTTTCGTAGACTTCTTGTTCTACATCACGGATGAAGAGCCGAATGATGACTGCAATAAGCATAAATTGCCGGATATGCGTAACACGCATTTTGCTTATGACTTCGATTCGATTCTTGCTTTTGTAAACAGCTTAGGAGCGTCATTTGATAATATATGTGTGCTGCCAAATCTCGCTGGATACAGGGTACATTCTGATGACAGAAAAAAGCGATACAACTATGCTGATGAGTTTACGCCAGACTGGGAAGCTGTTAGGAGAGCAGAAGAAATTTACGAGCACTTTTATAAGCTGGAGCAATCAGAAGGGAAGAAGTTCCCTAACTTCTCTCTTTACAATAACGAAAGCGACAAGACAAGGCTTTACCTGATCCGGCATTATAATGGCTATAATAAAAAATGGCTTATTGATGCGTCGAGTGATTCGTGGTTAAAAACTATAGTTGAGGTATCTTAACAAAAAGCCTGCGGGAAATCTCGCAGGCAATATTTTTATAAATAATTATGTTGATTATGTAAAGAGAACGCTGTATAATGATAAGAGATTAAAATACTTAAGGTGGTGCTACTATGATGATTGAAAACAAAATTAAAGTCTTAATCGCTTCTACAGGAAAAACCCAGGCTGCGTTAGCCAGAGAAATGGGCATTACTCCAATGTCATTAAACTACAAGGTAAGAAAATGCAAATCACTTAAGCTTCTGCTGGAGCTTGCAACCGCTTGTGACTTCGAGGTTGTTCTGCGCAAGCGTGACGGCAGTATCGAATATGAGGTAACAAGGGAAGATTTAGAGGAAGAAAACTGACACTTTATAAAGAAAACTCTTTACAAAAGCGGACAAATATAGTATAATATAAGTGTAGGGAAGATAAGGAAACCTACAAGAAAGGAAGTCGTAAAAATGTTAGAAAAAATCGCCGCTTTAAAAGACATGAGTAAAGAGGATTTGTTAAGAGAGTATGAAAAATACGTAACATACAATGCTAAAAATCTTGAATCTGCCCTGGGTAAATCCGGCAAGTATGAAGAAGCAATTAAGGCTGAAATCATCAGCCGCATGAATTAAGGAGGGTGAAAATAATGAAGGTTGGACAAGTTGAATTTGTTTGGCGTTCACATCGTCAGGCTTTTGTTATAAAAATCGGCGGTGAGCAAAGAGTTTTCCGCTTCAATAAGAAAACTGCTCGTAAGGAGTTGTTTGCGAAAATCCGCTCCTTAATTTCGGAAGCAGCAAGCACCGAAAAGGTTTGCCAGCATTGTGGCAAGCATTATTTCGGCGTAAACACACATAACTTTTTGTGCGGTGACTGCGCTCAGCAAGCTGCTGACATCAATCGTGAAGGTGTTGGCAATATTAAAGAGTTTTCCTTCAGCGAAGCTTTGCAGTACATTCCTGAAGGCGTTAACCCAATCGAATATGAGCGTAAAATCGACGCAGAAATTCGTGCGGAACGTCAAGCATTGGTAGACTTGTGGAAACAAGATGACCAAGCGTGGAATTTGTACTGCTACGGAAAGAGGGAGAGCAAATGAAGTACGAAGTAACTTTTTCATGCGGTCACACTGGAACGGTACAGCTGTACGGCAAAGGTGATGAGCGTGAACGTAAGATTCGTTATTTTGAAGAATATGGCGTATGCTCCGAGTGTTACAAAGAGCGCCGTGCTATAGAAGCAGAAATTGGCTGCAAACATGTAACAATGTTCTACAGGACATATAAAACTGATTACAGTTTCTGCGACGTTTTAAACGATTCTTACGATAAGCAGGAAAAAACTATTACGGTGTTAGTTCCGGAAGCGTTGGCAGATTTTATAGATGCTAAAAATGAGGGCGGGGCTACACTGTTTAATGCAGCTATTAAGGTTGCTACCAATAACAAAAACAAGGAAGGCAAGCACTACGCAGAGTGCTATGAGATAGTCAAAGCCTATATCAAGGAACACGCAGACTTTGCCAAAGAATTACAGGCGTATATGCAACAACAATATAGATAAGCAAATCGAAAGGGCGTGATCTTTTGAAGCCGGAAGATATTATCAAGTCTTACAATGCCGAAGGCAGCATTAAAAAAGTCGCTGCACTGTTCCGCATTTCAGAGCAGAAAGTAAGGAAGGTTCTCATTGATGCCGGAGCATACGAAAGCGATATGTCCATACAGGTCAATGATTTGCATGAGCAAGGTTACAGCGTAGAGAACATAGCCGAAAAATTGCGTGTAAGCAAGAGCACTGTTTCGGCATATCTGCCGTACACCAAAGGCGTGTATCTTGGAGAAAATCCTTCCAGCAATGCTCTTAAGATAAGAAAGTGCAGAGCTAAAAATGGATAAGCCTTTAAACGAGCTACTAAATGAGTATATAGATGCTTACGGCAAAGGCGAGGATAGCTTAAGAGCGTTTTGGGAGCACGTTATAAGCATTGGAGCTTATGAGCAGATGCGCCAGCTTGCTGTATACCAGAATGTTATTCTTAGCTACAAGAAAGACCAGGCAAAGCCTTCCTGTAATGGTTACTGCGAAAAAGTCTACACAGCCGAAGATGCAGAGTTCGCCAGGGTACAAATAGAGCACCTTTTAAAATCATGTCAGTAAGGTGTCATTTACAAGGCAATTAAAGGAATGATATAATTAAGATGCAACAGTTGGATGATAAATCCTTCTCCTAAAAATATGTTGTGTACTCGAAAAGCCGCCTACAAATGTAGACGGCTTTTTAAATATATAAAATATAACCGATGTTTTGTAAAGAAAACTCTTTACAAAAATAGTATAATGTAGTATAATATAAGTGTAGGGAAGATAAAGTACCTGCTAAATAAAGAGTAAAGGAAGTCGGTTAACATGAAAAATATTTTTGAAGAAGCTTATCAAAAGGAACTCCAAGCAATAGCTGCGTTTGATGCAGCAAAAAATGACGAAGAAAAAGAAAAAGCCAGAGAGCTTCATAATGAAACCTTTGGACAGATAGGTAGCCTTGGAGATTTTGCTGTTCACATTTGGCGCGAATATGAAAACTCTAGAGAACATGGCAACCTCAACCTTGACCTTTCCGAAATTGTTTGGGACCATCAAGTACCTGAAATAGTGGCTTGCATGAAAGCGAACGGAATTAAAAGATTCACTTTTTCGGGTACCTACACAGAAGCAATTAGAACTGCTTGGCTGTTTCAGCAAGAAGGTTGCGTTCTTGAAGGATTTGTTGAAATCAACAGCAGATATACCGATGCTTATGGAGATAGTTTAAAAGTTCCTGCGTTACAGTTTAGAGTAAAATAAAAGCAAGGCGGTACAAAAAAGTACCGTCTTTTTATAATTATTTTTGAAAAAACACTTTACAAATAAACAAAACTGTAGTATAATATAAGTATAGAAAGGAGGTACAAAACGTGGATCAGAATTTAAAAGATGCTGCCGAAACGGTTTCACTTATATTAAGTTCCGTATTAACGGCTCTCCAAATACAGGAGAAGTTAAAGAAAAAGCAGCAAAAAAAGAAGCCCCCTGTAAATCGCAAGTCCAGAAAGCGTAAATAAAGAGGGCAGCAGGTAGGACGAGCAATCGTCCACCTGCCTATATTCTACCACGTTTTAACAAAAATGAAAATACTAATTTGGTTGTTCACTATTGGCATTGTAGTCGAAGCAGTAAGAAATTTTCCTCAAATGAGCCTGCATGAATGGGTATTGTGGGCGCATGGCTTAGCTAGTGGAATTGTAATGTTGTATTGGTGGATAAGTAGGGGTTAACATGGAAAGTAAAAAATGGGGCGGTGTTCGTGAGGGAGCAGGCAGACCGAAAGGAAAGACTGCTGCTGGTGAACGCAAGGGACGCAATATTAGAGCGTTCGATGATGAATGGGAGCTTATAAAGCAGTTCGCAAAAATCGTCAAAACTGACCGTCAGCGAGCGGAAGAACTGCTAAAATTATTATAGTTTTATTGGACAGTGTAATAAAGCACTGTCCTTTTTTATTGCAAAAAAATGGAGGTACATCATGGATTTGAGAAGCAAAATTACATTAATGGCGTTGGCAGACATTACGCCTTATGAAAACAATCCAAGAAACAACGAAGAAGCTGTTGAGAAGGTTGCTAACTCTATTAAGGAGTTTGGCTTTAATCAGCCTATTGTAGTGGATAAAGATAATGTTATCATTGTAGGTCATACACGCTATCTTGCAGCACAGGAGTTAGGTTTAACTGAAGCTCCGGTAATTGTTGCCGGGAACTTATCAGATGAGCAAGCAAGAGCTTATCGCCTGGCAGATAATAAAACCGGGGAACTTGCTGGCTGGGATTTTGAAAAACTGGCGTTAGAGCTGGAACAAATCGAAGATATTGATATGGGCAATTTTGGTTTTGAAAATGCTGCTGACATAAAATGGGACGACGTTCCAGAGTTAGATGAGGAATCTTATAAAGAACCAAGCAAAGAAAAACTTGAGTGTCCAAAGTGTCATCATATCGCAGGGAAGGAGTTCTTTAAAAAGGTGGAAGGATGAAAATTTTTTTATCTTCGTTAGAAAACGGAATGCCATTAAAGGATTCTTGGTTACAAAATATCAAAAATATGCCGTTCCGCATGAAGTATAATTTAGTATCATATTATTATTCACGACGAGGAAAAGCCTTAGAAAGAGCTACCTTTATTCGCGATAATAGCGAATTGCTTTTAGTAGATAGCGGTGCTCATAGCTTTCAAAAAGGATTGAAAGTCGATTGGGAGAAATATACGGACGAATATGCAGAATTCATAAAGATGTTTGACAGACCTAACGTTTTAGGATTTTTTGAAATGGATATAGATGTTATTGTTGGTTATCCTAGAGTCCTTTTATTGCGCAAAAAATTGCTAAAAGTATCTGATAAAATCATCCCTGTTTGGCATAAAGATAGAGGAATAAAAGAGTTCAATTCAATGTGTCAAGAGTTCCGAGGGAGAATAGTTGCTATTTCTGGCTTTAAGAATGAAGATATACGTGATGAGCAATACTTGATGTTTTTAAAAAGAGCCAAAAAGTATGGTTGCAAGATGCACTGCTTAGGAATGACACGAAGAAAAATATTGGATAAAGTGCCGTTTGATTTTGTTGATAGTAGCTCATGGAGACAACGAATGATTTTTGCTAGGATTGGAAATAGAAAAGTTGATAGCGACTGGATGCGGCTCAAGCAAAATCGTGATTTGGTAGAACTTGAAAACTACAAAGATGGGTTAGCCATGCAAATAGAATATGAAGATAAGTGGAGGCATATGAAATGAGAACAAAAAACGAATTACAAGGAGTAACTTCATTAGGAAGCAAAAAAACTAGATATGAGCAAAATTATAATCCTGATCTTCTCGAAAAGTTTCTCAATAAACACCCAGAAAATGACTATATGGTTAATTTGCATTGCCCAGAATTTACAAGCCTATGCCCAAAGACTGGACAACCAGATTTTGCGACTATTATTATTAATTATATTCCGAGGAACTACCTAGTTGAAAGCAAGTCACTTAAATTATATCTTTTCAGTTTTAGAAACAATGGAGATTTTCATGAAGATTGTATAAATATGATTATGGAAGATTTAAACAATTTGCTTAATCCAAAATATATTGAGGTCTATGGCCTATTCAATCCACGAGGTGGCATAAGCATTAAGCCTTTTGCTAATACTGGTGATGACAAAACATTTGTTGAAAAACGAAAAGGAGAATATATCAATGGAATCAAATAAAAAAGCAGTTGTTTTATTAAGTGGTGGTGTAGATAGCACTACTTGTTTAGCTGTTGCAGTCAAAAAATATGGTACAGAAAAAGTCTTAGCCTTATCTGCTTTTTATGGACAAAGGCATAAAAGAGAAATTGAAAGCGCAAGAAAAGTCGCTGCTTTTTATGGTGTAGAGCATAAAGAAACTGATTTGTCGCTGGCGTTCTCTATGAGCGATTGCCCATTGCTGGCTAAAAGCAAGCATGATATTAAACATGAATCCTATGCAGAACAACTTAAAGAGCTTGGCGGTGAAGGTACTGTTGATACCTATGTGCCGTTCAGAAACGGTCTGTTACTTTCTTATGCGGCCGCTGTTGCTGTAAGCGTAGAAGCAGAAGCTATTTATTATGGTGCTCATGCTGACGATGCAGCGGGGCGAGCATATCCTGATTGTACACCTGAATTCGTTGATTATATGAATAAAGCGATTTTTGAGGGTAGCGGACGAACCACACATCTTGAAGCACCGCTCATTAATCTAAATAAAGCAGGTGTTGTTAAGCTTGGATTAGAGCTTAACGCACCATATCAGTTTACATGGAGCTGCTACGAGGGCGGAGAAAAGCCTTGCGGAACTTGCGGAACGTGTATTGACCGTGCGATGGCATTTGAAGCTAACGGCGTGAAAGACCCTGCGTTGGAGGATTAATATGTATACAGTAACAAAACGATTAGAAATTTCGGCAGCACACCAACTTTCTTTAAATTATGAAAGCAAGTGTAAAAATTTACATGGCCATAATTGGATTATCTGCGTAACCTGCCAAAGCGAAACCTTAGACGCTAACGGCATGGTAGTAGATTTTAAGCATATTAAAAACCTTGTTTCTGATATGCTTGACCATCAATATTTAAACGACGTTTTACAATGCAATCCGACAGCAGAAAACATTGCTCGCTGGATTTGCGAAAAAGTCCCGCACTGCGTTAAGGTGTCAGTGCAGGAAAGCGAAGGGAATGTTGCCGTGTATGAAATATAATGTGGTGGAAATTTTTAAAAGTATCGAAGGAGAAGGAAAGCGAACCGGCTATCCTTCTGTATTTGTTCGTTTGGCTGGCTGCAACCTGCGTTGTAGTTATTGCGATACAATCTATGCTCAACAATTTGCAGATGCTGCCAGCAGTTTTAATGAGCAGGAGCTTATGGATGAGATAAGCGAGTATAACTGCAAGCGTGTAACCATTACTGGCGGTGAACCGCTCCTACACGACTTACAGCCACTCCTTGAGCTGCTACACAAAGCCAAATATGAGGTAAATATCGAAACAAATGGTGCTGTACCGCTTTACAAAAAAAGGTTAAGCGGTATTTTTTATACCATTGATTACAAGTGCGGCACGTCTGGCGAATCTAATAAAATGCTAATGGATAATTACAAGCACCTTAACGCAAAGGACGTTATAAAATTTGTAGTTGGCAGCAAAGAAGATTTTAACGACGTAGACCGGGTGCTTGACTATTGCAAAAAAATCAAATGCCAGGCAAAAGTTTACATCTCGCCAGTGTGGGGCGCAATCGAACCTGCGGAGCTTGTAGAGTACGCAAAAAATTCGCCGTATAACATTTGCGTACAAGTGCAGCTTCATAAAATTATTTGGGATAAAGATAAAAGGGGCGTGTAACATGGACGCTAAAAAGCTAGAACAAGCAGCAAGGCTTATTATTGAGGGGATCGGCGAAAACCCGAACCGAGAGGGACTTCTTGAAACTCCTAAACGGTTCGCAAAAATGCTAATGGAGCAATTAGAGTACGCAAGTGTCAGCAACGATGAAATCGCAAAGAAATTCAACAAGTGCTTTTCCTGTGATAACGATGATATGGTGGTGTTAAAAGGCATCAACTGCTTTTCTTACTGTGAGCACCATATCGCACTTATGTATAACATGACTGTTGATGTAGGCTATATCCCTAACGGTAAAGTTATCGGCATTAGCAAAATTGCACGTATTGCTGACGCAGTAACAAAACGTCTACAAATTCAAGAGCGTATCGGCAAGGAAATTCGCGATATTCTTACAAAAATTTTAGGGACAGAGGACGTTATTGTAGTTATTCAGGGCGAACACTCTTGTATGACTGCTAGAGGAATTAAAAAACCAGGAGTAAAAACAAAGACTGCTTCATGCGGCGGACAATTCTTGGTAAACGCCGAACTGCGAAAAGAATTTTACCTTGTAGACAGCAAATAAAATCTAAAGAAAGGACAGGTGTTTTAATGTGCCAGCACGAGGAAATGTTAGCAATTTAAGGCCTGTCCGAAGCAAGGATGAAGCAAGAAAAAGAGGAACTATTGGTGGCAAAAAATCTGGCGAAATAAGACGGGCGAAAAAGAACTTACAGCAGATAGCAAAGACGATACTTGAATCACAAGTCCACGACGATAAAGCAAAAAGTTTTTTACACGCTTTCGGCTTAGACGAGCAAGATCAAAACTATCAAGCCTTAATGATAGCAAAGTTGCTTAACAAAGCTTTAAAAGAAAGTGATGTTAATGCAATTCGCACTCTTGCTACATTGGCAGGAGCTGACGGAGGTATATTGTCGCTGGCGGAAGATGCAAGCGTTGAAACAATAGACGCTTACCAATCTATCTACATTCCAAATAACGGCAGAGATACATTTGAGCCTCTGTATCTAACTCCGCAACCGGGACCGCAAACAGCTTTCATGTGTTCTTCTGCTGATATTGTAATTTATGGTGGAGCGGCTGGCGGTGGAAAAACCTTTGCACTTCTCCTGGAAGGGCTAAGACACAAAGATATAGCAGGATTTAGCGGCGTTGTGTTCCGAAAAAATTATACTCAAATCACAGCTTCAGGCGGCTTGTGGGATGCTGCTAACAAAATATATGGACAAGTGCAAGGCGCAAAACCCAAGAAAACTCCAAAACTACATTGGTTTTTTAGTCCCAGCGGAGCAAGAATTCATTTTGCGCATTTGGAACGTGACGAAGATTTACAAGGCTGGCAAGGCTCAGAAATCTGCTATCTGGCTTTTGACGAGCTGACGCATTTTAGCCGACACCAATTTTTGTATATGCTTTCTCGTAACCGTTCAACGTGCGGTATTCGTCCTTATGTAAGAGCGACGTGTAACCCGGACAGCGATAGTTGGGTAGCTGATTTTATTTCTTGGTGGATAAATCAAGATACAGGCTATCCAATCTACGAGCGTAGCGGTGTTGTACGCTATATGTGTGTATTAAATGATACGATTTATTGGGGCAGTAATCCGCATGAACTCGCAAAGGAGCACGGCGTAAATGTCGAAGAATGCAAGTCGGTTACGTTTATAGCGTCAAAACTGACAGACAACAAGGTTTTAATGGCCAAAGACCCGTCATACATGGCGAACCTTAAAGCGTTGGCAGAAATTGACAAAGAACGTCTTTTATATGGCAACTGGAAAATCCGTCCTGCTGCTGGTATGTACTTTAAAACAGAAAACTTCACCTTTGTTGATGCTGTGCCGAAAAATATCGTTGCTTATGCACGTTCCTGGGACTTGGCAGCAACAGAGCCTACGCCGCTTAACCCGGATCCGGACGCAACAGCAGGCGTGTTAATGGGACTGCTTGACGATGGCAGAGTAATCGTTCTTGATGTAAAGCGCAAGCAGATAAAGGCAAATGACGCTAGGAATCTTCTGCGTAACATGGCAGCAATAGACCAGGGCAAATACAAATTCGTACAAATCACGATACCGCAAGACCCAGGACAGGCAGGAAAGGCGCAAGCTCAAAGTCTTGTATCAATGCTTGCAGGTTACTCGGTGGAGATTGTATCGCCGACAGGCAGCAAAGAGGTTCGTGCTACTCCATTTGCTTCACAGGTGCAGGCAGGAAACGTCCTTATCCTTAAAGGTGAATGGAATGATATGTATCTGTCAGAACTTGAATCGTTCCCGGAAAGCAAGCATGATGATATGGTGGATGCGTCAAGTGATGCGTTTAACAAGCTCATGAACTCCCGCAGCTGGGGCGGCTTAACGAGCTAGGAGGAATAATGGTAAGAAAAAAAGATAATTCAATTCGTGCAGATAGCGGATTTAAAGATGCTTTCATTACACGTAAAGCTCGCAATTATGAAGGCCTGCTAAACGAGCGAAAGCTTACAGACCAGACTTTAGCTACAATGTACAGAAATGCTCTTGTGCGCAGGATTGTAACGCTTGTTGCCGACGATGCTATGAAGAATTTTATAGAAATCGAAGGTGATTCTGACGATTGCATCTTACAGGAGCTTGAAACGCTGTTTGTGCAGGAGAAGCTTACTGAGGCTTTATATTGGGACAGACTGTTCGGTATGTCTTGCGCACTTATCCTTGCTGACGATGGGCAGGAATTAAGCGAGCCTATTAATACAAGCCGTTTACGCAGGATTAACGGATTAGAAGTTTTTGACAAACGAGATATTTACCCGGACAACACCTCGATTTATCTCGACACTGATATTCGAGATGCGAATTTTGGCAAGCCGGAGTTTTACATGATTTCGCCACCAAACGGAAATCAGTTTAAGGTACACCGAAGTAGATTGCTAGTTTTTGACGGCGAGATGCTGCCGAAGATTGAGCGCATTGCTAATAATGGTGCTGGCTTATCCTGCCTGGATGGTGTTCCAGCTGCGCTAAACCGTGTAAAAACTGCAATGAATAAAACAATCGACATAATGGACAAGGTTAGCACGTCGCTGTTAAAGCTTGAAGGCTTAAGCAATTTGCTAGCAAGAGAGGACGGCACGCAAGCTGTTATTCGGCGTTTAGAGCTGATAGACTACTCACGCAGAATTAATGGCAGTGTAGCCGTTGACAAGGAAGATGAATACGGCATTTTTAACATTCCGCTCACAGGCTTGACTGATATTATTCAAGAGTTTGAGCAGGCTTTATGTGCTGTTACCGGGTATCCTTTTACTGTTTTGTTTGGGCGTTCTCCGGCTGGCATGAACAGCACAGGCAAGAGCGACTTGCAGATTTACTACGATACCGTCAGACGTATTCAACGCAGGAAAATTCGACCAGCGTTAGAGTATCTTGTAAGACTTATTCAGCTTGCAAAGGAAGGACCTACCAACGGCAAAGAGCTTGAAAAGTGGAGCATTAAGTTTAAGGCAATCGAACCGCTGAATGATCTGGAACAAGCAAATGTTGACAAGACACAGGCAGAAGTAAGAGCTGCCGTTGTTAAGCTTGTTTTTGACCTGGTCGATAATCAACTGTTAGACGCAACACAAGCTCGCCAGTACCTTAAAGAGCGTGGCGATATTCCAGTTACAGAAAGTGAGCTGGATTTAGATGATGAAGAAACAGAAGAAATCAATACGTTACCTTAAAGTAAAGAAGCGTCCAAAATATCCAAAGAATTTTGAACGTGATTATTATCGCGTCCTCAGAGCCGTTGTAAGACGTTTAAAAAGTGCCACGAATAACAATATACCAATGCTGACATATTCGCTGCGTCAGGACGATGACAGCACCGTTACAGATGCTTTCGTTCAGGCGATACTTTTAGAGCTTTTAAAGAGCAAGACTGTTGAGGAAGCTATAAGCGAATTAGAGCTTATTCTTGCTGGCGTGTCCAGCGTTGTCGATGCTAATGTTATCAGTGCCTTTGCGGAAGCAGTCAGCGTTGATGTGTTTTTAAATGATTCAGCCTTACTTGATACAGTAAAAGCAGAATGGAAAGCGCAGCAAGGCAGGCTTGTTGATAGCATAGTCAATACCTACATTGAAAAGCTACAAATCATTGTTAGCAATGCTGTTCAGCGTGGCACTGCCATGAGCGAAGTTGAAGAAGAAATCAAGGTACTGCTCAACACTACCGACAAACGAGCCAAATTTATCGCAAGGAATGAGGTAGGCAATCTGCACGGCATTATAACAATGCGTAGGCAGGTTGATTGCGGTATAAGCGTGTACCAATGGTCATCGTCACATGATGAACGTGTAAGACCTTCTCATGCTGAGATGGATGGGAAATACTTCTATTGGAATAGCGACAAGGTTGGTGAAATTAACGGCATAAAGGTTTATTCTTCTCCGAAATATCATCCGTGCATGGATTATAACTGCCGTTGTGAAGCATTACCTGTTATTGACCTGGAACAATGGAACATGACAACAGCAGTTCCAATGGGTAGGGTGAATGTAAAGAAAAGTAAAGAATTAAGTTAGAAGGCATATGCGACAAATTGCATATGCTTTTTATATACCCCAAAATAAGGAGGTGAATTTTTTGGGAAGTGTACAACGATATGAACGCATTGATTCATGGATGTTTGTTAGCGGTGCAGTTACTGACGCTGACGGCTTCTTGCGTGATTCTCCAATCGTGGCACGTACTGGCATCTATATCTACCAACAGCCAGACGGGACTATTAGACGAGAGTACAGACCGCCGGAGGAAGTATTCGACACTGATAGCGAAGCAAGCTTTATCGGCAAGCCTATTGTGGTAGGACATCCTGCCAGCGGCATTGTAAACAGTGATACCGCACAAGATTTAGCCATTGGCACGATTTTGTCCAGCGGTTATCCGAAGGACGAAACAAACATTGCCTGTGACATTGTTATCCATAATCCCTCTGCTATCGGCGAAAAGCGTGGCTTGTCTTTAGGCTACAGAGTAGATATTGAAGAAACGCCAGGCACTACACCGGACGGACAGCAATATGATGCTATCCAACGCAACATTCGTATCAATCATTTAGCCGTTGTTGATAGGGCACGTGCCGGAGCAAAAGCACGGCTTAATCTTGACGGTGACGAAATTATCGAAGGAGTAGAAACGAAAATGAAAATTAAAATTGATTCTGTTGATTTTGAAGTTGACGAGAAAATTGCCAACTACGTCAACTCTTTGCAAAGCAAAGAAGAAAACGCTCGTGTAAAGCTTGATACTGCTAACACTGAGCTTAAAACTGTAAAAGAACAAAATACCACTCTTAAAGCTGATGCTGACGCTTTAAAAGCTAAAGCTGATGCAATGACCGCAGAGCGTGATGCTTTGAAAGCTAAAGTTGATGCTGCTGACGCTGAAAAAGAGAAAGCTGTAAAAGAGGCTGTTGAAGCTGTAAAGGCTGATATGCAGGAACGTGCGGAGCTGGAAGAAACCGCTAAAATTGCAAAGGTTGAAAAAACCGATGGCTTGACCAACGCTGAGTTAAAAGAAGGCATTGTTAAAGCTGCATTTGGTGAAAGCTTTAAGCTTGACGGTGTATCCGAAGCTTATATTAACGGAGCATATTCTGCTGCTAAAGAGATGCTTCGCAATGATAACGCAAAAAATCAAGCCTTAAAAGCTAAAGGCGGTGCTGAAAAGCAAGAAACTAAGAATGATTCTGCTAACGATGCACGTAGCCGCATGATTGCACGTATGCGCGGCGAAGAATAAGAAAGAGGTGAATACAATGGCAATTACTAATTATGCATTAACCATGGACAAAGCTTTTGCTGGTGCGCTGTATGATTTGTCCTCTCATACTGTAGATTCCTTTGCTGTTGAAGAAGCTGACGGTATTGGTGCTGCTTGCGCCGTTATCCGTGGTACTGACGCAGAACATCAGGTGAAATCTCCGTCCGCATCCGGTGACGGTGCGAAAGTTATCGGCGTTACTCTGCATACTCATATTGAGCCGCCGGAAGCTGGCAAGAAGTATTATCCGCAAAACTACACTGTTCCTGTTGTAACCAAAGGCCGTGTATGGGTAACTACCGGAGGTGCGGTTAACGCAGGTGACGAAGCTCATCTGAAACTTGCTGACGGCACTTTTGTTAAAGATGCTGTTGTTGCTGGCACTGTCGAAGCTCTTGGCTGCGGTGCTAAATTTATCACTTCCTGCGACAAAGCAGGCTTGGCAGTTATCGAAATTGGTTGATTAGAAAAGAAGAGGTGAAATAGTAATGACTCAAATGCACTATGATGAATTAGACCTGAATGTTATTGAGCGTTGCGACGGCTTGCGCAAAGACGCAGGCGATACTATTTTTGTCGCAAAAGAACTCGAAGCTGTAAAGGCAAAAACCTACGACCAGAAATTCGCTAATCTTAATGCGCTGAAACTGTTTGATATGTCCTCTGACGTTGACCCCGGCGCTGATACTATCAGCTATCAGTCCTTGGGTTCTGTCGGTATGGCAAAGACTATCGCCAACTATGCAACCGACTTTACTCGTGTAGATGTACTGGCTGAAGAACACATTGCTAAAGTTATTGCTGGCGGTGCAGCATATGGCTACACCATGCAGGACTTGCGTCGTGCTGCTATGGCAAGAAAACCGCTGACTGCTCGCAAGGCTATTGCTGTTCGCCGTGCTCTCGACGAATATATTAACCGCATTGCATTCCATGGTGATGCTAAACATGGCGTTGTAGGCTTGCTGGATAATCCTAACATTGGCAACTACACTGTTGCTGCCGATGGTGCTGGTGGTACTGGTTCTTCTACCAAATTCAAAGACAAAACCGCTGTGCAGATTCTGCGTGATATGAACGGCATTATCAATTCTGTTAGCAAGCAGACTAACGACGTAGAAAATCCTAATACCTTGGTGCTGCCGCCGGATCAATACAACTACATTGCTTCCACACCTTATTCTGATGTAGTCGCAGATTCCATCCTGTCTGTGTTTAAACGCAATAACCCGGATGTAACTGTATTGAAAGCCAATGAGCTGGCTGGCGCAGGTGTAGGCGGCTTGGATATGATGATTGCATACGTTAAGGATGCAGACCATCAAACCTTGGAAGTTCCGTTGCCGTTCACTCAGCACACTATTCAGCAAAAAGGCTTGGAATTTGAAGTTCCTTGCGAGGTTCGTACCGCTGGCGTGTTGATTTACTATCCGCTGTCCATGAACAAGGCTTCTGGCATCTAATCTGACTATATACTGCCCTTTCGCATGAGAGGGCATTTTCTTTTTTAGGAGGAAAGTGAATGAAAGTTAAAAACATCTCTAAAGCTGTAATTAATATCGACGGTAAATATATCATGCCTGATCAGTGCGGCATCGTTGGTGATGAATGGGGCGAAAACATTATTGTAAAAGCCTACATCAAAGAACAAATGATTACTGTTGAGAAAGGCAATGCTAAAGAAGCAAATGTTGATGATATGGCAGCAGACCTTGCAGGACTGTCCGCTGAATCCAGCAAGCGTTCTTTGACTGCTTTCGCTAAGAAATACAATATTAATGTAGAGGGCGCAGAAACCGCAGAAGATATTTATTCCGTTATTTTTGCTTTTGTAAACATGGCAAAGAAAAATGTTAACGGAAACTAAAGATAAAATAAAGCAAGCTTTTTCTGTTATCTGCCCCGAACTGATTCTTACTGATGAAGAATTAGAAGTCTACATTAATCTTGTTTCGCCTATGTTGTCAGAAAGTGTTTTTGGCAATATGTATATAACAGCATTCGTTTATCTTATGGCGCATCACGTTGTCCTGCGTCAGCTTATTGCGCAGTATGGAGAAAACGGTGCATCTGATGTTGGTATCACAGGCTCTGTAACGTCTGAAAAAGAAGGTGACTTGCAACGTTCATATGGTGACAAGTCAGCTTCTTTCGATATGTTGGACAAGACGTACTATGGCATTGAATTTAAACGTCTGCGCTCTATGTGCGTTGTTCCGATAGTAACAAGATTGGATAATGCGTTATGAGTAGAGTAGAGGATAAAGATTTAGGTTTAAATCGTATCATACGAACGCTAAACAAAGACCTTGACGGCGTTGTGGTTAAGGTTGGTGTACAAGCTAAAGACAAAGCTGTACGGCGAGGGAAAGGCGGAAGCATTCGCAACACTGACCAGCCGTTGGCTGTTATTGCAGCGATACATGAATTTGGGTTGGGGGATATGCCCCAACGCTCTTTCCTGCGTTCTGCGTATGATGAAAATCTGCCTATGATTGACAAAATGATTCAACGTGTTGCCAATGGTGCTGTATTTGGACTAGGAACAAACGCTGCTCTTAATCGGTTAGGCAATGTTGTACAAGGTATGGTTCAAAGAAAAATCGTCGACGGACCGTTTGTCCCGAACTCTCCTGCTACAATAAAGCGCAAGAAAAGTTCTAAACCATTAATTGATACCGGGCATCTGCGACAATCAATTCGCTATGTCATTGAAAGAAAAGGTGCTAATCATGAGTAGTTTTAGAAAGCTGATAACTGTCCTGCGTTACAACGGCAGTCCTGAACTGCTTGCCAACGGAACCTATATGTATCCTACACCACAAGAGTTTAAAGTGTTAGCCAGTGTGCAGCCGCTTAAAGCTAATGAAATGATGTTACTTCCTGAAGGTAGCAGGACTGCTAGAGCGGTAAAAGTATATACCGACAAGGAACTTTATGTTGATGACCAACGAACAAATACAATGGCTGACCGCTTTAAATGGCGTGGAAAGCTTTTTGAGGTGGTTGCCAGCGATATTTTTCAAAGTGATGTTATTAACCATTACCGTGCATATGCAGTAGAGGTGAGCGAATTTTGAAAGAAGCTAATACTCGTACTGACGTACTGAATTTTTTTATTTCGGTATTACAAAAAATATATTATCCGATTCCGATTCGCAGAGCAAAAATGAAACCTCCGGCTGTAAATGAATTAAACATCGTCGTTGATCTTCTAGCTGAACGCAGTATAGGGAACGAGGTTGTTTTTTTATCTGAAACAGCACAGTACAGCAATGCTGGTATCATTGAAGCGACTTTAAACATACAAGCTCTCGGCGATGGTGCTGTTGAACTTCTGTCGAAGCTTAAACTTTATCTCGAAATGCCGGATATGATTAACTTGTATGATTCTGCAAATGTGGCTATAAACAGTGTCGAGCAAGTGCAAGACATTACAACTTCATTGGATGGCAGGACGTGGCAGGAACGAGCGTCGGTTGATTTGACTGTTTCGTACTGCCGTGAGCTGCTTAGCCAGGGTGCAGAATGGTTTAACAAATTAGAAATAAACGGCACTACGAATAACGGCAAGGATAAAGAAGAACGCCCTGCTGTAGATGGTGAAATTGTAAAAGTTGAAATCATGGGAGAATTAGAAAATTAAGGAGATGAAAATATGGCAAATATCGACAGATTAGTCAATGTGCAGATTGCTTTGAATACTACAGGTATTTCATCCAATGGCTTTAATACGCTAATGATTGTATCTGCACATGAGCACGCTGCTCCGGCGTATGTATTGACCATTACGGACGCTGACCAGCTTTTAGATTTAGGCTGGAACGCTGAGGATGCTGTGTATAAAGCTGCATTACAGGCTTTTAGCCAGATTCCGCATTATGAAAAGGTTAAAATCGGCAGAATGAACTCTGATAGCTCCGTTGCTGATAATATGAATAAAATTTGCGCTGCTGACAATGATTGGTATGGCTTGTGCTATGCTGACCGCACATCTGCCAAAATCATGGAAATGGCAGAATGGGTTGAAGCTCATACAAAATTGTATGGCACATCTGTTGCCGAAGCTGATGCATTGCAAACTGGCGTTGCAACAGATATAGGCAGTAAGCTGAAAGCGAAAAATTATTATCGCACTTTTATTTTTTATCATAAGGAAGCAGAAAAGGAATTCCCCGAAGCCGCTGTAATGTCCAGATGCTTTACTGTATATCCCGGCGGTGAAACATGGGCAAACAAAAAGCTGTCCGGCATTACAAATGATGATTTAACCGAAACAGAATATCTTGCATTGACCGCCAAAAACTACAATACCTTTGAAAACTTCTCGGAGAATGTCAGCATTACTCAAAATGGTAAGACTTGCGCTGGCGAATGGATTGACGTTATCCGTTTCCGTGACTGGCTCGTCGAAACTATTAAAACCGAAGAATTTGCAATGCTTATTAATCGTGAGAAATTGCCGTACACTGATGCTGGCATTGCACTTGTCGAAGGTGTGCTGAACAAAGTGTTAAAGCTTGGCCAAGACCGTGGCGGTATCGCTCCGACTGAATATGATGATGATGGCAACAGAAATCTCGGCTACACTATTACAGTTCCCAAAGCTGCTAATATTAGCGCAAACAAGAAAGCACAAAGAGTTCTTGACGATGTGAAGTTTACCGCTCGGCTTACAGGTGCTATCCACGCTGTTAACATTAAAGGTTCTTTGACCTATGAGAACCTTATTCAGAAAGCTTAAAGGAGGGCAAATAAATGGCAAGAGTAAAGACATATGACCCGAAGAAAGTTAAGGTGCTGTTCGGCTCTCTTATTTTAACAGGCGTTGACGAAGGTACTTTTATTAATGTTGAAACGCAAGGTGACGGCATTTCCGCTATTGTCGGCTGTGACCAGGAAATTGTCCGCAGTATTGACCCGTCCTCTGTCTTAAAGCAAATCACTGTTACTCTGTTGCAGTCCAGCTCCAGCAATGCAGCATTAAGCTTGATTCAAGATGCAGACAATCAAAACGGTGCTGGCTTGCTTCCGTTAACTATTAAAGATTTGAGCGGTGACAGCGTTATGGTTAGTGATCAGGCATGGATTGTAAAAAAACCTAACTTCCAGCGTGGTAAATCTGCTTCTGACGGTAAATGTGAATGGGTATTCATGGCGGTTGTTCCGGATGAAGCTTTTTTAGTTGGCGGTCACAGCTAAGAGGTAAAAAATGAGACAAGCAAAATTTGAAGTAAAGAACAGAAAAATCGGTGCGAATACCTTTTATGTTCGTGCTCTTCCTCCGCTGCAAGGCTTGAAACTGTATGGTGACTTACAGAAAGCTATTACCGCCGCTTTAAAAGGCGGTTTAACATCTGACAGTGAAACGGAAGATATGAAAGAAGCATTATTAGGTGCTCAAATTAATATCGGTGCTATCCTTGCGCAGCTAGGTGAAAGCTTTAATGGTGAAGTGCTGGCACAGTTCTCTGAACGTCTGCTTGATGCTGAATATGTCAGCGTTAAGATTAAGGGTGAAGAAGAAGCTATTATGCTTACAGAAGATGTTATCAATGAGCTTTTTACTGGTAAGCTTGTTGATATGCTTAAGCTTGAAAAATTTATTATTGAGGTAAATTTTGGAGATTTTTTCGCTTTAATTCCCAACCTCTCTGGAGTCCGCGAGATGTTGGTGAGCAAGTAGAAATTCCTGGCACATTATCGCCAACGCTAACCGCTGAATCTTTTATTTGGCGGCCAGTGTTGGCTAAGGTAGTTACTGTCACGGAAATAAAAGAAGGCACTGTTACATTAAGCGATTTATGTAAAATAAACGCTCTGCTTGACATGCAGAGTGATGTACAAAGATATTATCTTGACCACCCTAAAAAGAAAGGAGCTGATGCGCCGTGGACGTAAGAAGTTTAGCTATTGCGATTGGCTTTAAAGTAAATCACTCGAATGTTAAGCAAGTTGAGCAGACAACCAAAAAAGTTAAAACAGGACTTGAACGTGTTGTCGATTCTGCAGATAAAGCTGGTAATAAAGTAGATAGTTTATTCTCGAAGCTGCGTAATCTGGCTATGTTCGCTGGCGTTTCACTAACTCTTGGAAGTATCGTTAAAACGATTGACGAATGGAAGGTTATTGAAGGTCAGGTAAATAACGTAACCAAAAGCCAGCAGGAATCAAAAGCTGTTCAGAAAGAAATTTACAACATTGCCAGCCGTACTCGTCAGAAATACGGTTCTACCGCCGAGCTTTTTACTTCTGTTGCACGTAATGCGCAGGAGCTGAAGAAAAGCACTAAAGATATTCTGCTGTTTACCGAGGATGTTTCAAACGCAATGGTGCTCGGTGGCGGTGATGCTTCATCTCAGCAAGCTGCGTTGGTACAGTTAGGTCAGGCTTTGGGTTCCGGTACGTTGCGTGGTGATGAATTAAACTCCATTATGGAGCAAGCACCCAGGCTTGCAAAAGCTATTGCTGAAGGTATGGGCACTACAATCGGACAGTTAAGAAAGATGGGCAGCGAAGGCAAATTGACTGCACAAGATGTTTTTAATGCTATTCGTGGGCAATCTGACCGCTTAAAAATGGAGTTAGGCAAAATGCCTTGGACTGTTGGACAGGCAACAAATAAGATGCAAAATGCGCTTGGAAAATTTTTCAAAGAATTTGAGGACAAGACAGGCATTGTTGACGGCATAGCGAAACGCATGGCAAAATTTGCAGACTACATCGAGAATATTAATCTTGATAACTTTATTTCTGGTCTGCAAATTGCAGCGATTTATGCAGGAATTCTTTTCGGCATGGCAAAATGGAGCAGTTTTGTAATGATGATTTTAACTGCTGTGAAATGGATTGTTGCTGTGCGTGATGCTTTAATATTGGCTACTGGAGCGCAAATAGTATTTAACAGCCAAACACGAAAAGGTGCAGCTATTCAAATGCTTATATTGGGCAAATTCTTGCTGATTGCGGCAGCGATTGCGTTCGTTATCCTCCTTATACAAGATTTTTATAAGTGGGTAACTGACCCGAAGGCAGACACCATGATGAAACGCTGGTTTGGAGATTTTGAGCCTATAAAAAATAAATTTATCGACTTCAAAGATAGTGTTATTCAATGGTTTAGTGATGTTGGAACAGCTATCGTTTTTGTTCTTAAGCTTATCTATGAGTTAATTAAATTGGCGTTCGAAGGTATTTGGAATTTAACTTCTTGGTTATGGAAAGGAATAGGCAATGCTTTCGTTTCCGGTCTTGCTGCAATAGGCTATGTTATCGCCGGAGTAATTATGCTGTTTGTTAACGCTTTCAGGTTTATACAAGACAGTTTGACAGTTTTGGCCACATTCTTTGCTGATACCATAAATTCGGGATGGCAGCTAATAACCGGCTTCTTTGACAATATGATTAAATGGGTAAAAGACGCTATTAAGTGGGTTGACAACTTAATCAGCAAGCTGAACATCATGCAAGGCGTGAAAGATTTTGTGAACAGCAATATTATTGACCCTATTTCTAATTTTGGCAGCACTGCCGTAAACCGCTTGTTAGGCAATCCGACTACTACAAACACTTCATCTAGTATTTCCAATAGTGGTAACACGACGAATTATATCCAGGTTACAACTGCTAGCACTTCCCCGGAAGCAACAGCAGCTGCGGTAGGCAATGTTGTTAGTCGCAATAACGGCTTGCCAGTTGCTAACTACTTTCCTTTAAGCGAGGTATAGTAATATGCTTGCAGATATTTTAGGATACAACATTAAAAATCCTACGCAGGTTGGTTCTTTAAAGGTTGATATAGTAAAATCTTTTGAATACACCTATGATCAGGATGTGACAGGACACCCGGTAGAAACAGGTTTTGAAATTGCTGACCATATTGTCAACAAGCCTTTGAAGCTGACAATGACCGTCGGCATTTCGTCTACTCCTGTAACGTGGTTCTATAAGAATGGGTGGGGAGAAAAGAAATTTGCTAACGGTTTGCAGCTTTTAGAGGAAATCAGAGATAAGAAGGAGCCTGTAACTATCATTCGTCCTGAAAAGAAATACGACAACATGGTTATGACTTCGTGCCGAGTGAGCAAACAGGATTCGTCGAAAAGTATTATTTATGCTGACTTAGCTTTTCAGCAGATTATTAAGGTAACAACGCAAACCACGGCAATTCCTGAAAACGTTGTTACAGCGTCGCAAGAAGAAAACGCAGGAGAAACGGCTGCGAATGTAGGAGCAGCTGATACAACTTCTGTTAGTTTAGGTGACGGTAGTAGTGTTAGTACTGGCGTTGAAGAAGTACAAGAAAAAGTTACAAACAAGAGTGTCTTTGCAAGCTTATGGGATTACGCTACTAAAGGAGATGCAGGGTCATGATTACAATTAATTTTGCAAACGGCAATGATGTTGTTTTTAGCGTTCCTCTTGACGATGTAAAGTGCAAAATTCGCATGATGTGGAATCATGAAGGGCAATTCTGGGCATTGCACCTTTGGGACGCTAATAACAATGTAATTCTTGCTAACGCTTGCGTTGTGCCGAAATTCCCCTTGTTGATGAATCATCATAAAAGTAATGCTCCGAGGGGAGAATTACTTGTCTTAACAGACAAAGAAAGTGTCGGCAGAGATGATTTTCAAAGCGGAGCAGCGACACTCGTGTATTGCACGGAAGATGAATTTTATGGAGGTTAACCATGGCACAGTTTGACCGCATCTATAAAATTACTCTAGGCGTACAAGGTTCTGACGGCGTGGTTATTGAAGCAAAGGCGAAAGAACAAGGATTAGAGATTGAATTTGACATTGCTAAGAGCCTTGCCAAACAAAGTAATTCCTGCTCGCTAAAAATTTACAACTTGTCGAAAGCGACTGCTGATAAATTGGAAAGAGCAGATACAATCTGTATCCTTGAAGTAGGATACAGCGAGGACGCTGGATTGAAAAGAATTTTTATCGGCTGGGTAACTGACTGTTATTCCTACATGAGCGGTTCTGACAAAGTAACAGAGATGAAGCTTTATGATGGACACGTTGCTATTCGTGATAGCATCGTGTCCTTGTCTTATGCTAAAGATGTTAGCAGGAAGAAAGCTATTGACGATGTTGCAGCAGATATGGGACTTGTAGTAACGTATGCTGATGATTGTGAGTTTACGACTTTTGCGAATGGGTTTTCTTTTGTTGGTGCAGGACGCGAGTGCCTTGATAAAGTTTGCGCTGGTACTGATTTGGAATGGAGTATTCAAAATAATACCTTGCAGATTATTAAGCAAGGCGGTAACACTAATGTGCAAGCTATAAAGCTTACTCCTGAAAGCGGATTAATTGGTTTTGTCGAAAAACTTCTTAAAGGTCCAACAAAGGCATCGAAACAAAAAACAAGTAAAAAGACTACCCGACCAAAAAGGGATAAAAAAGCAGGCTGGAATGTTAAATGCCTTTTGCAGCCTGTATTAAATCCGGGAGATTTGCTTTACATTGATTCGCAGGAAATAAAAGGCTGGTTCAAAATAGAAAGCTTAAAGCATAACGGCTCGTATAGCGGACAGAACTGGTATACGGAGCTTGAAGTGTATGAGATTGTACCGAAGGAGTGATTATATATGAGCCTTGATGCAACAGCGGATACGCTGGAAGGATTGGAAAACCTTATGCAGCAAAAAATAGGCAATATTCATACCTGCTTGCCTGGTACAATCTTGTCTTTTGATGCTTCTACCTGCCTTGCCAGTGTGAAGTCAACGCTAAAGAAATACACCGCCGATGATAGGGTGCTTGAATATCCTGTTATCGACGGTGTTCCTGTTTTTATGCCCCACGCAGGAGCGGCACAGATTACTTATCCGGTTAAAGCAGGAGATAGCTGCTTAATAGTTTTTTCTGAACGTAGTATTGATGAATGGTTAGGCGCAGGGAGTGACGATAACCACGACCCACGGCAATATGATTTGACCGACGGCTTTTGTTTTGTCGGCATGATGCCCTCGCAGTCAATTTCTGCTGATAACGTGGAAGTTATTAATGGCAGCACAAAGATTAGCCTTACGCCTGGTAACACGATAAACATTGTGGGTAACATCAACGTGCAAGGGACAATCACTTGCACAGGAGATGTACAAGGTGGCGGTATCAGTCTTATCGGTCACACTCATTCTTATCATCATGGAACTACGAGTTCGTCACAGTAAAGGAGGGACGCTATGAAGAAAGAAGATGTTTTGAGAGCTTATGAGGAACAAAAAGCGGCTTGCATTGTGGCGTTCCCTACACTAACAGGCTCGTGGACGTATTTTGTCCAACTTGAAAAAGCTATTGATAGCTATTTTAGTGATGTCGCTAGCGTGTCTGATTCTGTTCGTGCTGTTATTCGTGGTGCTTATGTATCGCAGACAAAAGCTGCGTTAAAGTGCAAAGATGATGAAAAGTACGGCATTGAATACAATGCTGATGTAGGCAGGATTGATTTAACGCCGTATTGGTATGCGTGGGAATGGCTAAAAGAAAATCTTGCCGATAAAATCAAATACACTACATCTGAAACATCGGCACAGGGAGAAGGCAGTGTTGACGAAAAGATTGTTGATGCTGAACAGCCTGAGCTTGATACTGTTATTAAAGATATTTTGACAGCTAGGGTTACTGAAGCTACGCAGATTAATGATTATGCTGAATCGTTCTGGCAAGGTAACAGCAAAATGGATTTCGTTTGCCTTTTAGAGGATAGAGGTAATGTTGTAAAAACTCCTAACAAGAAAGCGATTGTTGAAAAGCTTTATCTTGATTGTGGGTTACTTGCACAAAGTCAAGAGAACGGATTGGACATATATGTTCCTAGTTATTTAGGAGGTGATGCAAGTGCTTGATTTAGCTTTAAACGCAAAGACGCATGACCTTGCTTTAAACGGTGATGTGCTATTTATCGACAATGTTGAGCGTGTAGCGCAGCAGATAAAAATTCAGCTTCTTACGTTCCTTGGGGAGTGGTTTTTGGACGTTACGCATGGCGTACCTTATCTTGATTATGTGCTTGTTAAAAATCCAAACTTCACGCTAATCAGAGAGCTTTTCCGTGAGCAAATTTTAAAAGTTGACGGAGTAAGCAATTTGGTTAGCATTGATATTGATTTTGAATCCACTACACGAAAAATGTTATTAAGCTATGAAGCAGAAACTGAATACGGCATGATTGTAAGGAAGGAGGTTTTAGGCTATGGAGTACGGAGTAACAGTTAACGGTTTTGTTAGAAAGCGTTTGCCGGAGATTCGTGAGGATATTTTTAAAAGCTTGGAGCAAAATTTAGGCTCAACAGTTAGCCGTCAGCCTAACAGCATGATAGGCGTTCTCGTTGGCGTGTATGCTGCTGAACTTGACCGAATGTGGCAACTTTTAGAGCGTGATTATTATGACCGCTCGCCGATTAGTGCCAGTGAAGGCAGCTTAGACAATACGCTTGCTTACACCAATGTGCAGCGCAAGAAAGCTCAGGCAAGCTATCTTTACGCTGTTTGTTATGGGCGCAGCGGAATGGTTCTTCCTGCTAACTGCCAAATTAAAGATGCTTCCGGCTACAAATGGAATATTATTGAAGAAAGCACGATCACTCTTAATGACTGCGTGCATGTAACGCTTGAAGTTGAAACACCGACTAAAGGAAAGGTTTACAGTGTGCAGTTTGATAATGATGCAGTCATAAAATATACAGCGCAAAAAAATGATACTGCGTTGATTGTAGCTGTTGCCTTGGCTTCTCAGAGCGTTGAAAAGTGGCAAGGCAGTATTGTTGAAGGCAAGCTGGTTTTTGAACGCTCAGACAGGAGATATGGAGCTGTGGTTGTGCCTAACGAATCATTTGTAGTAACGCAGGTTGGCAGTCCTATTCGTTTTGATTGTGAGAAATACGGAGAAATCGAACCTTTGCTAAATAGCGTGAATTATATCAACACAAATTATGACGGCTGGTTTTCTGTTAGCAACGAATCTGAAACATATGTAGGTCGTGACTATGAAACAGCATCCGAAGTTCGTCAGCGGTATGCGTCTGCTGTGTTCAGAAACAGCATAGGAATGAAAGAAAGTATTAAGGCTGCCTTGTTGGAATTGCAGGATGTTACCAGCGTAACTATTTATGAAAACCGCACTGATGAAACAGTTGATGGCTTAAAACCTCATTCTTTCCAGGCTATTGTTTTCGGTGGTGATGAAGAAGCTATTGCTCGCACTATCTTAAATGTTGCACCTTTAGGCATTGATACAAACGGCGATATTTGCGTTCGCATTGAGGACAGCGAGGGTGCAGAGCAAGATGTATGCTTTAGCCGCCCGCACGAGGTACAGATTTATGTCAAAGTTATTATTAAAGAATATAATGAAGAAATTTTACCTGGTGATGCAATCGACAAAATTAAAAATATCGTTGTCGAACAGATTGGCAAGCTGTCGATGGGTAATGATGTTATTTATCAGCGTTTGCTTGGTCCTATTTACAGCGGTGTTGACGGTATTAGCTATATTGAGTGCAGCGTGTCTAAAGACGGTCAAACGTATAAGCAGGAAAACATTTCGATTGAACGTAATGAGCTGGCAGTAACAAAGATTGCTAATGTTACTGTAGCTTTGGAGTTGTAACCATGACTACAAGCGAAAGAATGTATAACCATTTGTTAAGTCAGTTTCGCAACAAGCCTAACATTAAAGCTTTTCTTAATGCCGTTGGAAATGAACTCGACAGCATAGATAAAGTAAGGGAGCAGATAAGGACACAGATATGGCCAGATACGGCAGTTGGTAAGCAGCTTGATATGTGCGGTGAAGTCGCTGATATTACTCGCCGTGTTGAAAATGCTATTGCAATGGATTTTTTTGGTTTTCCTGATCATGGCAACATGGGATTCGGGCAAGCTCCGTTTAGACGTATGTATGATAATTATCTTACATCCAGCGACTTAAATGACCGTTATTACCGTCTTGCTGTTATTTCGAAGATTGAGAAAAATACGACAGACTGCTCTCGCGTTAGCACTATACACAGCATAAAGAAAGTTTTTGGTGTTGAACGTATTTCTGCTGTAAATGCCGGAAATGCCAAAATGCGTATAGGAATAGGACGTTTAGTAACAAGTCAAGAAAGCCGCTTGATTGATGCACTGAATCTTATTATCCGTGGCGCAGGTATTGGCGTGATTTATGTCTATTCTTTTGATGCTACAAATACGTTCGGCTTTAGTAGAAGCGGAGAAAATCCTTATAGATTTAAAGGATTTAATCAAGGAACATTCGCAAGGATTATAAAGGTGAAAGGGGGACTTGTTGAATAATGGTAATGAAACAGCCTACTTTTGATTTAATTTTTGGCAGCAGCGCAAGCGTTGGTGAGATGATTGATTCTTGGCCTGAGCTTGATTACCTGCGTGGTTGGGGGTATCTTGACAAAGGAGAAGCGCCGCCACTTGAATACTTCAATAAATTGCAAAATGTGAGCGATTTAAAAAGTCAGTACCTTTTTAACAGTTTAAACATTCGCAAGAACAATACATCTTATGTTAATGGCGACATCGTATTGTCACCTAACTTGCCTAAAAGTCTTGTCTTAGCATGTACTGTTGGCGGTGACACAGCTGTGAGTGAACCAGATTTTCGAGAGGCTGTACTCGGAACAACTTATAATGATGGCTCAGTGACATGGGAAGTTATTCCAAGAGCTTACAAGCTAAAGACGGCAACCGAAGCTGAAATTCAGAATTTAATTACAAAGGAGCTGGCATAATGGCTAACTTGCAAAAATTAATTGATCTTGACGGATTAAGCTATTTTTTAGGACAGATTAAAGCTAAATTTGTTCGTTCCGTAAATAATATAAAACCTGATTCTAGTGGCAATATTAATATCGCTGATATGACAGGTGCAACATATTACAGTTCTGGTAAAGCAGGACTTGCGCCAATTCCGGCGGCAGGAAAGCAGGATATGGCGTTATGCGGCGATGCTACATATAAAGTTCTTCCTATTGCTGGTGGCGGTACAGGACAAACTACCGTTGCTGGTGTTCGTTATGTTCTGGGTTTAGGTAACACAAATGGAGCATTGCCTATTGCTAATGGCGGTACCGGAGCTACAACCGCCGAAGCTGCAAGACGAAATCTTGGCATTGATAGTATAGGCGTAAAATTGGTTATCTACACTTAATTAGGGGTGATAGCGGTGTTTTCGACGTTAGTATCACCGACACATGATAGTTTCTAGCTAAGGGATGAGGTTAAGATGAGATATAAGATAATGGTCAACGGCGCTGCGTATAAAGTGCGATACGCCAATGGCAGCTATGTGCCGGATGTCGCTAAATCCGGATATGCTTATTTGGCGGTCTATTATAACAATAACTTGATGGCGACAGGTGAGCGGATTACTGTTGACGGCACCGTATATACCGTCACCTATGGCGTTACCGTAGCCGTACGTGGCGAGGCCGGTACAAGCAAAGTGCTGTCGGTAACATATAACGGTGTTACTAATACCGTCCCGGTAACCTTTGACGGTGGGACGTACAACGTCACCTTTACGTCAAGTACAAAACGCCGGAGCTTCTCGGCTACGG